CTCCACCGGAATTTGCGGATACTATCTGTAATTGTTTGCGCAGATTTCCCCCACCCATTAAATTATCCCATGTTGTAATGCCACACGAAATATGATTTAAATTTTTGGCTAGTTCTTTTAAACGTTCTTCCGGGTTAGAAAAAACGTCAATCCCCAAGTCGGTGGCCAGTGATACGTTTAGTGCGTCGGATACCATTTTATACACTGCACCAAAGTCTCCCTTCTGGATCAAGGGGAAACTTTCGCTGACCGCGTCTCGCATAGCGCATTGTTTACAAAAAGATTCTACTTCCTTCGCACTATGGTCGATTTCATCCATTGGTACTGCATATTTTTCATATTCCTGTTCAGCATCAGCCTCAGCATTCATCAATTTTATGGTGGGATTAGTGTTGTGTTCTCGGTGATAATCCAACAAAAATTGAACGTGGGGTATATACTCTGGGTCAAAATATTCAGATTTTAGGATCGCCATACATCTCCCCAAAAGCTCTGGAGAGTTTAGCAAATTGTTGATAATATGGTGTTGTTTTTTATTATTCATTCATTGCTGTCCTTGACATATTCCTCTATATAGCCACGGCAGAATGATAGGGTCTAGGGATATGAAAGTAAAGAAATATTATTTCCCGTTTATGTCCTTGTTGATCTTTTCTTCAATCTTATCAACATCTGCACGGGGGTCTATACTACCGTCTTCGGAATCTGGGTTCAAGAAGTCTGTAAGTACGGGTTTGGTCTGACGGAGCTTATATCGAACATCTGTCGATAGATACAACCATCTCTTTTTCTTCGAAGAATATCGATAAAGTCTAGGTGCCAAATTTCTATCGATGTCATTATAGGTCTTCCTGTGATAATCACCATTCTTGGGGTTTTTTGGAAAACCGTCTCCCTCGGTATAATCTTCGCCGTTCGGTGGTATTGCGTCCATGCCCCAACGAAAAATCATTGGGTCCAGTTTGGTAGGATCAACGTTCGGAAGCTCTCTCTGTATCCACTCCCGAAGATCGTTGCTAGGGACCTGTTTGTTTGCAAAATCTTGACCTCTCTGTGGAACCTGTGTATTTGCATCCGCTTCCACGGTCTGATCGATATCGTGAACATCTTGGTATTTCTTTTTGTTTCCATCATTGGTGTCTACTGTACCTAAATTATCCCTATCTTCTGTAAGTTTACCGAAAATCCCCTGAGTTTCTTGCGAAGCAATAGCAGGTTCGGCTACCACACGAATCATAGTGGGGGTCCAGTGGGGGGTAAATCCGGCAGAAGACCATGAGACGTTAGTCACTTCGAGGTATTTCAGTGTAGGTTGCATTTTAGCATCATAATACGTTTCACTAGGCAACTGCAGAATATCACCTATAACGATGGGTCTACCCAAAGCTCGTACCAACGCAGTAAAAGAAAATTCAAACAAATATTGTTCTCCGTTATAATACCCAGAGCCAAATCCCATTTTTGCCAAGAAACCCGCATAATCTACAGGGGCGTATGTGCCTTTTATTCTTATAGGGTCTTCAGTGTACTGTCGATCACGATTTTCAAGAAAGATCTTATCCTGAATATTTTCTATATCAGTTTTCTCGTATTCGGACAGTTGTACTGCTTTTACTGCCCAGTGATCTTCTGGGCCACCATTAAAAGCTGCTGGGCGTATTCTCCAATATCTAGAAGGCACTGACGCTTTGAAATGTATAGTAACGTATCCGTCACAATCAGGAATGCTCAACAGTGATACCCCAAACCATTTCTCGCCGTCTGGGGACCTCTCGATTCGGACTTTTGTGACTCTGTTTTTAGAATTACAACCCTGCTTGATTCTAATCGTGGCTATGTTGTGTTTAACGTATGTTTCGATAGCATACCGTATTCTCCCGTTGTCGAGTCGTATCGGCCCAAAATCGTATCCTATAAAGGCTTTTCTAACTACATCTTGACCCGTTTGGAGAGATCTCCATTCCGTGTCGAATCTGTTAAATGCGTCGTCTGCTGGAAAATTTGGATGATCTCCGCCAGATATGGATTCGCCCACTCCCGTCTGATCAACAAGCTTTTCCTGTTCATAGATTCCCAGCATTTTATGGATGTTGACCACCGCTCCGCCTATCGCGATAGATTCTTCAACATAGCCGTCTATGGCACAGACTTCCTCATCGAAATTTGTCAATTGCCACGGATAACACGGTTCGGTGTCTACACATGGTAACCCTCGAACGTTGCCCCCCGGAGAACAACTGTTGTTGGTACCATTATCACCCCTTATAGGTTCATCGGGCCCAACAACACCACCATCTGGACAATTGCCCGGAGAGTTTTCTTCTGGATAGCAGTCGTAAATATTATTATCTTCCATGTTATCCCATTATAAAGTAAGCATGCTGTCCAACTTCACTGGCATCTGCCATTGACATATCTTCTAACTCTTCTAACAAACCAGCCTTCTCGGCTTCGGACTGGGTAATTAATTCCTGTGCGTTCAACACAGTGTTACCGTTAGGACCCGGCAAAGATTGAAATTTTCCTCGACCCTGAGATAGCATCATCTTGGCTTCTGCTAATGCCCATTTCTGAATCCACATAGTCGTATTCCGGTCAACCATTAAATCTTGTTCTGTTCTTTCTACGCTGGCGTCAACCAATATTTTTTCATCTGCGTAAATCGCGTTGTACATTTTTAATTCTCTAGTCTGCTCGTTCCATTGGAATGTCAATCTGGTAGCAAAAATATTTTCAAGTTCTTCAATAAAAGATGAAACCAGATGAAAACTCAAAATATCAAAGGAGCCAAGGGTATACAACTGTTTTAAAGCGGCGTAACCATATATATCATACCCGGAATACGCGCCCTTGAGGAAACCGCTCCTCAAACGATACGTGGCTGTAACCTTTACGATCTTATTAAAACCAACGCACTTATCGCTCAGTTCATAAGTTTGTTGATTTCTCTTCATATTCAAGAAGAAAAAACCTCTCTTATATGCATAACCACTATACTTTCTCAATGTTTTCAACGCGTTGTCTATACATATATCTATCTGTGATTTCGATAACTCAACTTTCGTGGAAGGAGACCCGAGAAGCTCGCGAATCTTTCTGTGTAGTTCTCGACGTTCATCCGGACTTCCATCGTCCCCGACGCCGAGTTGTTTGTACATGGGCTTGACTCTTTGAATATCTTGCCCCGGAACCGGTTCTCTATATCTTATAGTGACAGAAAGGTCCCCAAATACATTATCTACTACATCTAAAACTTCAATTACCGCATCACATCCCCTCACACGAGTTTTAAATACAAATGTGTCTTTGTCGTTACATTCTTCTCCCTTTGTAAATTCTAAATATGCAAATGCTGTGGTTTTTTCCCATCTAATTGCATTCCACAAATACAATTGTTCCTCGGCAGTGTTGTACCAAACAAAACCTTCGTCTGGTTTGGGGTCAGATTCAGCAACTTCTTGTAAAACCCAGAACGACCCATCCCATTGAAATAGCTCATCTGTAATGGTGTTAAGCCAATATGTACCCGCCTCAACGTCAGTCGGATCAGTCGGTGATCTAATAGGTTGTTCGTCTAACAAAATCCATTGCTGCAAACTTTCTGAATACATGTAAAATTTATCATCAAACAGCCAATATAGCCCGAGTGGTGGTTCCAGCGGGTTAAAAGTTTCGTTGATGAATTTAAGCTCTTCACATGCTTCAGAAAGAATTCTGGTCAACACCTCAGTTTCCGGGTTAAACCAAACTGTACCTTCCGGCAATTTTTCTGGCTCCAGTGGATTGCTTTCCTGCTGGAAGAAATTGTCGACTTCCACCCATCGAGAATTTAAAAAATCCCACGAAAACAGTGTGTCAACCGAAGGACTGGAATTCCACCAATACTGACATGAACTTCTATTTCTGGGGTCGGTGGGGAAACTCGCAACCGAAACTTCTTCCCATGATAGTGTTACAGAAGACCATTGGAATAAGGCTTGCTCGTCTTTCACATATCTCAAATCGTATGGCTCCGAGATGTGTGAATTTGTCTCTTCTATTACTACATTATCTACGACTACCCAACCAGAAGACTTAAACTCATACAGTATTTCGTCATTTGTATCATACCAAAAATCGCCTAGAAGACCGTCAGGAGCGTCAGGATCGGCGTTCGGATCAATAGCATTGTTAATGACCTGAATCCTGTCCCAAAGCTCGTCTGCTGAGTTCCACCGGTATAGGTTGAATTCATCCTTCACATAACGAAAAGAAAGTCTGCCGGCTATATTAGAGTTCGTATCTTCAAAGAAAACATTCGTGGATTCTTCCCAATTTAACCCGGACTGCAACTGAAATACGGTTTCGTTATTTTCGTCGTACCAGTAGTCCCCGACATCAATATCTTCCGGGTCCTTGTCAAAGTATATGGCGAGAATTTCCTCCCACTGACTGGTTTCCTTATTTAATCTAGTCAGTTCCCCGCTTGCCGTGTTATACCAGTAGGCAAATCCTTCAATCCAAACAGGTAACAAAGGATTTCTGGTTGAAACTACGGTATTTAGATCACACCAGATGCCATTCTTCCAAATTCTGGCGATGCCGGACGTAGAATCAAACCAAATAGTCCCATCATCCGGATCTGTTATGTCAAATCCGTAACTGACAAAATCTAATTCGGTCCATGAAGCTCCTGCGCTTAATCCAACTCCGTTGTATTCGTATAATTTATCATCATCCGTGTCATACCATAGAGTTCCTATTGGTAGATTGTTGGGAGCAACATCCGAATAAATTATCTCTAACTTGATTTTGTTCTCACCGTCCCACAAATAATAAACACCATCTTCCAACCAAATAGTGTTTATAAACGGAAAAACGGGAGACTTGTATAGGTCCGAATCCAACAAGATTAACTTTTCGTTGATTACGTTTATCAACTGTTGGTAGTTTGATACTTCTCCCCCAAGAAATTGTATCTCGTGCTCACAATCATTGACATTCAAACGAACCTTGTAAGTTTTGCTAGGGTTTAGTCCTGTGGGTTGTGTCAATCTGATGGTGTTGTCCAGTACAATGGTGTGATTCGCCGGAGTCGCATCATCGTGTGGTCCTTCCTGAATTCCCGTCGGCAGTGAATATGAATGAACGCCCTCTCGATGGTATCTTGCAACATTATCTGCAGCATACCCGGAAAAATAGTATGCAGTGTTTGGTTGAAGGCCGGTAACCTCCAACTCTGTTGTTGTTCTATCATTATAAAATGCACCAACAACCATAACCCCATCTTCTATCCTGCTACCAGAATGTAGGTCCGGGTCAACGGTAGAATCACCAATGTAATATTGACCGTCCTTGGGCGAAGAACCGATGTAATTCGCCGGAACCCTACTGACTGTTAGCACAATTCCGTCGTACTTACCATCCCCACTGCATCCTTCAATAGACGGGGGTATATTCCAAGTGAGCTTCCCCGTTTCATCATCAATTCTGACATACTTAAGGGTTATTTCCTGACCCTCTAGTCTAATTTGATCCGGTGAATCTGCGAATGATTTGAAAATGGACATCTAGCCTTTCTCTATGCCTACAGTGTATTTATAAAGATGATTGGAACGATTTAACTGTCGACTATCTTATTGCCTATTGTATTCCCTTTATATTCTTTGCCGTTGAACTTTCCTTCAAACACTTGAAACTTCTGGGCTTGTGCCGTAGCATTGACTAATATAAGTTCTAATGTTAGCAAAAAAAGTTTTGTTTTACGAACAACGCAACCCGGCTCAGACAAATCAATAATTGTGACATAGTTATAAATCTGATGCAAAAACGGAGAAAACCATGAAGTAAACTCTGCAACAATCTCTGGAGGAATGTTCATTCTTTCAGTGGATTTATCAAACTCATCCATGGTATAATATATTATTTCAAGAAAAGAATTTACCCACATCCCTGCGGTGTCTGATTTTTTCATCTTTGACACTTTTTCATAAAGAACGTTTTGATAGCTAGTGTAAAGACATATGAGAAGATCCTTGTACAACATATCCAAAGTAGCATCCTCAGAAAAATGCTCAGCGGGTATATCTACCGTGATTTTGAATTTTATGTTTCGAAAAAATTCACTTTTGAGAATATCATCAATCATACTGTCAAAGTCTTCTTCTGGAAAAGCTTTGGATGATTCAATTTGATGTTTTTTCTTAAATGCCCAAACATCAACGTGACCTTTCGCAAACAAGTAAATTACCCCCATCAACAATATCCCCACCATGGTCTCTAGGCCGTATTCTTGGGCCATTTTAATAATATCTGCAAAAGAAAGCACGTTGATTCGCCCCCATAAAATTCAACATATGTATTTATTTTATGAGCAGCGTAAAAAAGACTAAATCGTTAATTTTAGAAGAATTTGTGATATATGATTAAACGTTGTTTTGGGATATGATCTACATAGTTCTGTTAGAACTGCTTCGATGACAAGAGTAGCACAATAAGAATTTTTCCACTTCTCTGATTCTGATATGTGATCCACAAATCTTTTAGATGACTCTTGATTCCAGAAATTTGTCGATTGTTTTATAGAGTATTCTTTGACCTCTTTGGACAATTCTTCGAACAATAACTTGCTAGGCATCTTCCCACAAAAATTTTCCAACTTTTTCACTAGTAACTGATATTCACAATCGCCGTAGGGGGGTTCATTTCTGTGCATCTATTTCTCTTGTGTTTGTTATGACCCAATGCATTAATTTTTTGTTACCCCAACAAGGAAAATAGTATTCTTGGCAGTCTTCTGTAATTACCACAAAATTTCTAGCAGTGGGGTAATATAAATTCTCATATTCCCACAATATTTTGATTCTATCTTTTGGTTTTAGATTCACATAAATTTTTTCATCATCATCGTCATAAGACTCTTTTACGGGAACCCTCTTGTAAGTTTTCATCTCGTAATGCGAATAGATTCTAGGTATTTCTTCGGCTTTTTCCAAAAGCTGTTTTTTGCTTTCAAAATACTCAGAAAACGAAATCTTCTTTATATCCAAAATTGTGCCTTCAAACTTGTTCTTCTATATTTATCTGTTGCCTTTTACCTGATACAATTTTGTCTTCCCGTCCTCAAGAATTAAGAACCAATAATTCCAACGAGTAAACCCGTCCAAAAACCACATGATATATTCTTTTTTCTACGACAGGGACTCTGTATCATCGTGATACTACCACCGTGAACCAACTTAATAGTCTTTCCATTCTTCCCTGTAACCCCCAAAACTTTTTCTTTTGGACCCATGTACCAGCCGTCATCTGTGAATTGTTGATTTTCAGATACAACTTTTGCTACATCTTCAATATCAATACCAGTCTCCATAATAACCTTAAGGGCTTTTTCGTGTTTTTGTCTTATTGTAAGCATGTTTTATTTGTCCTTGATTGACTATCTCATATCGCAATATACCACAACCACAAATTCTATCATACCCTAATTCCAGCATGTTTTGGTATTCGGTTAGACTGCTATCATATTTAGAGGAGAATTTTTCTTTCAAAGCGTCTTTCCTGAAGGCCCACCTATGCATCCTTAGAGGTTATAAAAAAGCCCCGCAGGGCGGGGCTTTTCGGGGGTGTTGAGACTTAAATGAAGTCTAGATTTTGGACATTGATCTTACCGTAATAGTCCGCACTGTTACCCAGAGAGGTAGTGGTGTCCGTAAGAACAACCTTACCATAACGGGTCATGAGGGACATTACAGGCTGGAACGTGACCGGGTTCATGATGACACCAGAAGACATCAGTGGGATATACGGTGCATACCAGTAACCGGTATCAGTTTCACCGTTACCACCCTTATAACCAACCAAAATCTGATCACTGCCACCCACTGGCGGAGACAAGCTATCAACAGACTGAGCCTGATTCCATAGGTAGCTGTAAACCTTGATTTGTCCGTTTAGAGTACCAACCAACTGAGTGTTGTTAGGACCTTGGAAGGAACCTTCAACCGCAGGAGCAAATACTGCCTTGGATGCACTCTGTAGAACCGAAACGATCATTGGAGAAGCAACAATAAAGTTACCTGCACCACGACGAGTCTTACGTGCGATTTCATTTGCCACTTCATTGATACGAACACCTAGGTTGGCAAAACGGTCACCAGCAAAAGCAGGTGCATAGGTTGTGCCACCGGTCTGATCATAATCAAAGGTTCTGACGGTACCCGCAAGAGCCAATAGGTCACCAACGATTTCGGCGTCGATTTCCTGAACAATTTCAGCAGACAATGCTTTGGTTAGTTCGGATTCGATGTCTAGACCGTGCTGGGACTGCATGTCCTGCATGGCTTCAATGGTCCATCCTGACTGTAGCTTTCTGGTACGAGCTTCAGCGGTCTGGTTGATGATCTCTAGGGTCATCTTACGACCACCGGAACCTTCTAGGAAGCTACCAGAACCACCGCGCAGAGAACCACCTACCGGCTCACCATACAGAGTGGTACCAACGTCGTAATCATTTCCGTCGCCCGGACGAAGGCTAGATTCCCAACCTTCACCGGTTGCCGGGCCAACATCAATGTCAGACTCAGAGCCGTTGGGGTTAGCGATACCAGAAGCCCCAGCAAGCTGAGCTGTTCCGGTAGAACCAGCATAGAATCTACGAATTGGCTTATCGTTACCGAAAGCTTCGTCCCCTTCTCCAATATCAAATCCACCAAACGGATTTCCATCAAAGTTTGCAGGCGCGGTCATTTCTTCTGCGTACTTGTATCTCAAGGTATAAATCAAAGATACCGGTCCACTCATAGGCTGAACACCTACGATTTCAGAACATATGGTTCCCGGAATGATTCTTCGAATCATCGGCAACAGGGTCTTACGGAAGTTCGCGATGTCATGGGCCTGTGTAGAACCCAAGGATGCGGTTTCTTTAAGAATATAGTTCTTTTGGTTTTCTAGAAGCGGTGCAACCATTTCTGCCTTGTTCGGAGCCAATCCTTCCAAGAGAGCGGAACGCGCTTCATTCCAGTTTTCATTTAACAATTTTAAATCGTCCATTACTTTCTCCTTATAATTTAGTTATAGACTAGTGGTGTTACTTCACACCTGCGCTTTTGCGAAGCTTAGTAAGCCATTCGTTTAGTTGAGCCTTAACCTCGTCACCGTCGCCATCATCGATGCCAGAAACATCTTCGGCCAACTGTTGTGTGTTACCGGTCTTGATCTCATAACCTTCGAGTAGGTTTTCAGCTTCTTCTCCCTCGGCGAGTACTGGCTTGTTGCTTTCCTTCTCCGATACTTTATTGGTAGACTCGTTGAGAACTTTAGCAATGTAACGGTCATACGCTTCTTCTAGTTTTTCCGTCGGAACGTTATCTAAAATTGCTTCCATTACGCTGCGCGGAGTTCCGCTCAAGCTTTCCAAAACTTCTTCCATTTTGCGAGTTCTGATGGATTCATCCAACTTCTTACGAACTTCGCTCAACTGTTCGCGAGCTTCGTTAAGTTCTGCTTCCAACTCAAGCTTGCGATCTTCAATATCATCTTCGTTCAAGAAACGCTTACGGAATTCGCCACCGATTGATTCAACAATCTGACGACCGTAATTTTCCTTGAGAACCTCATCGATGGATTCTCTGTGTTCATTCAGTTCAGCGGTCAAGCGCTGTTCAACATATGCATCTAGAGCTTCCATCAACTGTCTCATGTCTTCCTGAACAGCTTCGGCAATCTTCTGTCTCTCTGCAACGATCTTGTGAGCATATTCAGCCTCAAGATCTCGGAAACGTTCTACGTCTTCACGTAATTCTTCCAACTCGGCAGCTAATGCCTCTTCAATCTTGGTGTCAATAGCTTCTGCCAGTTCTTGTTTCTCTGTAACAAACTTCCGAGCATACTCAGCACGAAGTTCGTTTTCCTTCTGTTCTACCTGTTCAGAAATCTTGGATTCCATCACAGATTTAATCTGTTCGGATAGTTCCTGTTTAGTGTCTTCGGTTAGAAGTTCAGATTCCATCAACATTTTCAATAGTTCATCCATTTTCATATACTCCAGAAATTTGTTTGGATTTTCGTGTATTATTTATTGTTAAACCAAAAAATTAAAAGAATACTAATGTAAAGTTCTTAACTTATTGATTTGTAAAGATTTTTATTTTTCTGGAATTTTTAAAAATGTCTTTGGGTATTGACAAAATATTTGGGAAAAACTATAATATTTACTTACACTTAGGACTGAATATGAACCAACACACCCAAAGCATACTGGATCGCTACGTAGTACCTAAAACTAAATCGGTGGACAGTAATACTCTAGAAAAAATGGAGAGAAATTTACAACCAGAGGTTGTGAGGATAAGGGCCGTAAGAGAAAGTATTGAGAGTATGAAATATATCAATCTCTCAGAAGCAAAAAGGCTTCTATTTGAAATAGAAGCCTTGAAAGAAAATATTGAAAAGTGGTTAGATTGATGTAAGCCTAATACCCCCCGGTATTTGAAAACCATCTACCCTTGAAAGCCACAGAGGTTTTTCCTATCCTTTCAACTCGTTGAAGAGTTCCTTGTTCTTCACAATCACAATTAAACAACTTATCTACATCTTTGTGTGATACGATCTTCTCAACTACTTTATTACACTTGTTACATTTAAAATCAAACATTGGCATGCTTTAATCTCCTAACAAATCCCAAAATTCCTCATTGACGATTTCTTGTATGTCTGCCGGGGTGTCTATCATCTTACCATCAAAATGTTTCAGGAACCCTTCGACCAAATCATCATTATCTTCATTCCTGATCATCTTTTTTAACCAACCTTGCTCTAAATCTATTATTGAACATGTTGAACCAAAATCCAGCGTCAACTCCGTGAGGAAGCCACCCCACCGTGGTCCCTCTATACACTTGTCTTTTCAAAGAAGGATTGTAATGAGAATCATAATCTTCTATGATGTGTTTTGAAAATAGTATTCTTCCACTATTATCATACACTTCAAGGAAATCACCATCCTCTACCATCCATTCGTTTTTGTTTATTTTTCTGTCGTCCCTAATCCCCCACGAAACTTTTCCGGTGGCTTTGGTAAGATTTCCATTGGTATATGTATTTTCGCCTGATACATACATTGTCAACTGTCCGTGTAGTTCATTCATTTGTGTTACCCTGTTATGTTAAAGGTATTTAGATTCTATATTTTTAGATGAAAAAAGACCCCACACTAGTGTGGGGTCAAAGATGTAAGCTTTATTTTTTAGTATTGCCTACACAAGGAATTATACATGTTTCAATAGTAACATCCAATTACATCTTATTGAATACATTCTCCATAAATGACAATATGCTCTTTTTGAAATACTTCTGTGCATTTTCATCATGCTTCAAACTTTCGGCCAAAGTAAGAACCTTTCTTCCTTCCTTGCTATTCTGCAAACCTTCATAGACGGGACGTGGATATGCTCCCTGTGCGGAAGGCGTGGCAACCAAATCAGCAGTCACAAACACAAACTCAGACACTACTCCATTTGGTCCAACGTTCCCGGCCCCTCTGCTAGAAATACCATAACGAACACCAGACTTACCAAGTTCTTCAGCGATCAATCCCATTGGTGTGCGCAAAATCTCTGCTCTACCTATGACGTTGTTACCGTTGATTTGAAGTTCTTTAATTGCGTGAGATATTCTATCCATATTTATTGTGAGCTTCTCTGGGTGGTCGAGTTCTCCAAAAATGCCGCCATTTTCTTTAATGATGTCATTGGCATTTTTAACTGCGCTAGTCATTTCGGAAATAGGATAGATCCTTTTGTTTCTGTTAGGATGTTCGGCTTGCATAAAAACACCGCTAAGCCACATGTTTTTGCCAGTCGTGTTAGACTCACAAACAATGTTTGCTATACTGGGTTCTACGCTTTCAATTAGAGTATCCATCATTACTTGCCTTTCTTCTCTACGGCTCCAACCCCAGACGGAGCGTCATGGGAGTGTGCCTTACTGTTTGGGGTGTGCTCATGTTCTTTCGGACCCTTGGCACTACTACCAGTGGGTTCCTTCTGATCCTTATCATGACCGTGGCCCTTTGTATCTAAAGAATGTTCATGCTCTTTCGGACCCTTGGCACTACTACCAGTGGGTTCCTTCTGATCCTTATCATGGCCATGATCTTTCTTTTTAGGATTTTCCATGCGCTCGTCTTTGTGTTTTGCCGAAAGATCATGCTTTGTGTATCCTTCTGGTGCCTTTACTTCTTTCATATCTTCAGTAAGGCCGGAAACATAATTCATCAATTCTTCATCGTTTTCGAAAGTCTTGACGGTACCATCACCGGAGGCCGTGAATTCGATCTTATCGTCCTTGGTTTCAAAAGAACCGACCGTATTGCCACCTACGAAAATGTCGTTACCGCGAATAGTGACTTCACCACTTTCCAAAAGTCCAAGAATCTTTCGAGTCTTAACGTAAGAAAGTTCTCGTACTAGAGTGCGAGTCAATTCCTCGTCGTTTTCGAATATTGCGTCTACAATTTTATTTTGAATGTTGCTCATAGTAACACCTGTTTGGTTGAATTCAGTAATTATTTATAGTTAATCGTTCTTAGCATTAACATATTGAAGATATCGTCTAACATCTGCCGGTTTAGAATATTTTTTGACACTAGAAAGTTCTTCTTCCGAAGTTTCTTCCTCTTCCTTGTCGTCTTTTTTTTGATCTTTTTCTTTACAATCTGCACACAAACTATCTGGGTCAAGATAATTAAAATAATCGATACGCTCTAGTATTTCTCTTTGGAGTGAAAGTTTCTTTTTCATTCGTTTGAACCTCCGCTGTCGTGATCAACACCGTAGACAGAAGCTCCCAATTTTGGAAGCTTCTTTTCTCTGCTTTTTACTTTCTTCTTTTCCATGAAGTTTGGAATGGGATCTCCCCAAGCGGCCCTGTTCCTGTCCAATGCTTCTAGAACGATAGAGATCTTCATTTTTAGAAGTTAAAAGATCCTACTGTACGGTGACCATATTCCACATGATCCTTTCTCTTGTCCATAATAGAGTTTTCTCGATCCTTCAGGTCTTTCTTAGACATTACAGGAACTGTTTCCCCGGTGGGAACGTATTCGCTACTACGCAAGTTGATTTGCGTTCTGTATAAGGGTTTTCCATGATGTAGGCGAACAGCAGTTACGTCGCCCTCCCCCATATCACCAATAACCACCATATGCTTTCCGTTCATAGTCTTAACGACTGAGCCTACTGACACCCCTTCATCAATTTTTTTTTTGTCTTTTTCTTTCTCGTCAGATTCTTCTGGCTTTTCCTTTTTGGACTCATAAGTGTAATCAACCATGCCTTCTAATTCATGAATCATATCATCACACTTTTCATCGTCCATGTCGCAAAGCTTTTTGGCACATGTGGTAATATCCTTTTCCTTGCAATCTTCCACATCGGCAGCTTTGCCTAGGCGCTTCAAAAATTTACTCTCGGTTGCTTCATCATCACACATTTTAAATAGCTTCTTGATATGTGCTGCCATTTGTTCGGCAGTCATAGACTTTTCATGATCTTCTACCAAAAGGCCCGCCATCTTTTCTGTTAGGTACTCGTTAAACAACGAGTCCAAGTCTTCTGTTTCATTCAATTCACCTGTGGAACGCTTTTGAACAAAACTGTTGTAAAATTTGTTAATAGACATAAAAAACTCCTATTTCGAATTGTCTTATTGATTTTCAATACTATTTATTGAACTTAAAACCCAATTTATTAAAACGCGGGAGATTTTTGGGTGGGTGGTTGTTGTTCTGGGGGAGTCTCTCCACCAACCTCTTCGTCAGCCCCAACCCCTTCACCCTCAAGACCGCCACCTCCGGACGGGGGTTCTTCCATGTCATCTAGACCATCAAGACCTCCCGCACCGCCAAAAGCACCGCCACCTGCTGCCATTCCACCGAGGCCACCCTCGAATCCGCCCGCTTCAGCACCTTCTTCATTGTAAAGCTTTGGGATGTCCTCACGACCACCATCAACAGGTAGTCCTTTTTCTTCACGAAGCAATCTCTCATTGAGAGCCATTTCTTCATCTGTGAGTTGTAGATATTTTCTAAGCGCGAAGCGGTTAGAGATCGTCTTGTCACCAGAAATGCTGGTGTATACACCAATAAGAGCAGCATCAATCTCTTGGTCTCTGTTCTTCTTAAAATTACTCGGTTCCGGTAATTTGATGCAATACAAAGATGGGTCGATGTTCAAATTGTTTTCATAAACGAATCTTTTGAACTCTTCGTCCAATGTTCGTTCTATTGAACTCTGTAGTCTTTCGATGTATAGACTAAATTTAATTTCTTGCATCATAGCAATGCCAACCTTACCGTCATTGAAATTACCAGTGCCGCCGTCACCCTCTAAGGTGTTAATGTAACTTTGTGGTATTTTCAATCCTCTCCAGATCTTTCGGAAGAAAATGTGTAGGTCATCTAAGTTTCCGAGGTTCTGTCCCCCCGGTAGTGTTTCAATTTTTGTTCCACCACCGTTCGGTCTAACGGCCAAAAAGAAATCTTCTTGCATGGACTGTGGATTATAAATTGCATCAACTTGGTTTTGTCCCCCTATCTGCGACGGTATCCTCTTCTGTCTAAAATCGTTCTTGACCTTTTCTAGAATGGTTTTTACTTCATGTGGATGTGCTCTACCAACATCGATGTAGAATGCTCTGCGCTCCGGCGCTCGTTGGATTCTGTAGATAACTATAGCGTCTTCCAACAGTTCTTTTTGTTTAAACACTTTGTATATCGAACGAAGTATAGAAAGACCGAAAGGCATTTCTTCGCTGGTCTCGTCGAACAAAGAAAACCTAACGACATCAGAGGCCCGATAGGGCTGTGCTTGGTTTGTATCTTGTCCCGCGTATACGCTAGAATAGTTGAACACTCCCGTGTTGTCGTTGACCTCATTGTTGTAATCGCTTCTAACCATCCACGCCTTAACATGCGTTAGATCATATTTGTCAGTGATAGCGGCATCGATGTTTTTGGCTGGAATAAACATCCATCGCCCGTTCGTTTTTCGAGAACGGAGATAGAAACTGTCTCCATATTTGATCGTGTTTCTACATATGTTGAATAGACGATCACCCTCTAATTGATGCAGGGCGGTGAATGTTTTCAGTGCTGCTTTCAATGTGAGGATAGTAGTGTTGGATACCTTCTGGGAGGGTTCAGTCATCATCTCCAACTTTAGAATATCTTTTCCTTTCGTGGCATTCCCACACATTTCTTCCGCAATGTAGTCCAAAGCCAAAGCGACGTCTGAGTCACTATCCATGATGTCATATTCGCGGTAACGACCCTTTCTATTTGCCGAACCATTTACGATTCTATTGTACCATGAAGACTTTCCAAAAAGCCCACCTCCGCCACCATAAGCAGATTGGTTATCTATGACCTCGGAATCCCGACCCATCGGGCGTACGATCTTGTAAAACTTGCTTGCTTTCATGTGTTTTTTAAATTCTATACAACCTATTTATTTAACAATGAATTATATGAACACCAATGAAGCTGTTACGAATATGAAGCTGCTCTTCGGCGAGCGTTTTCTAGTTGTGTAGATACTACACTATTAATACCTTCGTCTACGGCTTTCCGTTGGTCCTCCTCGCTCATTTCTCTTCTTGCACGGAATTCTTTATCCGCTGTCGATAGGGTTATTTGGTTGCCCTCCTCGTTTACACCAATCAATTGATCTAGTTTTTCTCGTATCATCTCTACTGCTTCTCGTTCTCCGGTACGTTCCAAGCTTCCGTCTTCTTCAAGATATTCTTTCATTTCCCGCAAACCCGCAATATCTGTTGTATTAGAAAAATCAGAGCTTTGTGAAAAATTGATAATTCCATCCTCTGCCAACTTTCTCATACCCTGTCTGTCGTCCAAGCCAATGTCAGCCCCCCATGTTGAATTTGGGTCTGTCGGTCTACGAGAAGATGACATCATTTCTGCCAATGTTATGGCTTCCCCGCCTCTAAATGCCGAAGAAAGTTGAATCTGGTGTTCTCCACTAAGTAGACTACTGGATGGGGGTCGTGTTGAACTCTTCCCCGGACCAGTTTCGTTTAAAATTCGTTGGATTGTAGGATCATTGGACACGCCAATCAAGCTAGGTATACTATTCGCAGAAGCAGTGTCTGGTCCTTTGCTTCCTGCCAGTTGGTTGCGCATGGCGATCATTTCTTCGAGGCTTCTTCCGTTGGGGTGGTGAGTAAGTCCCCGTTCTTGCATAGTTGAAATCATTCTATCCAGAGAACCTATTGACCCCCGTCTGGCTCGGGTTTCTGCCTGTCGAGACGATCTGATAGACATTCCGGCATTTACGCCTTTGTATACATCATGTGCCAAAAACCCCACAGAAACCGGAACCGATGCTCGACCTAGACCCCGTATTGCGCCACGCACCCCAATCCTCTTAGCAGCACCCACGACTGCGCCACCTGCCCTAGAAATCGCTCCACCCGCGCGACCTAGAGGTGAAAGTCCTAGCCCCATTCTGGTTGCAAAGATTGATGCTATTATCCCCCCAGATGTCGTAACTATAGAACCAGTAATTACCGCAGCGGCCTGTCCGATACTAGATTTTAAAACACCTTGGGCAGTCTCTATTGCCCCAATGGCGGTCTTCATGGCCGGACCCACGGGTTCAACGGGTTCTTGGGTTCTAGCCGCTTCTGCCGCAAGAAGTTGTTCCTCATTAGTAATAAGTTTTCCACCACCCGATCTGGTGTATGCACCAAGCGCACTATCAACATCAAGTCCGAGTTGGCCCATGAATGCAGTAAGAAGTGCTCTCTCACCAAACCCCGCCTCTCCCTTTGTTGCAGCCTCTGAAAGAGCTTTACCAGTAAGTATCTCGATATTCTCTCTGGCTATTTTAGCCCTCAATAGGTCTGGTTCGTTCATATCCTGACCCCCGGATGTCATGTAGCGACGAAGCAAGTTTGCATCCTCCGACGGCATGCCCACCTGTCTAGCTAGAATACTACCCCCTATAGACCGTCTGAGTGCTTCTGCTGGATCACCGAACGCCAATGATTTCTGCTCATTCAATCTTTTCTTTTGAATCTCCAAATCTTGATTTAATACCCGTGCCAGTTTTCCTCTCATTTCAATTTCTTCATTCATTGCCTCGATAGAAGCAAATCCCCCACCGTCACGGGCCCCGGCCAATAATCTCAAACCTTCTGTATCTTTCATCATATCACTAAAGAAACCGGCCATTTCTTCTTGTGACACGCCCAACTCTTTATGTGTTTCTTTGATGAATTTTATTGTAGAAGAAACCGCTTGTACACTAGAATCTGCACCGACTCTTCTAAGTACATCAGTAGTTTGCATGATAGCATCCAACGCTGCTTTTCCGGTGTATCCCATTTCGTATGCGGTTTGTCTCATCTGTTCGAACGCCGAAGACTCCATAAATTCCGCGGCCCCACCGAATCCTTCAGCCTGTCCTAGTCTTCTCATCTGAAATCTATTCTCTGCGAGTGAAGTCAGTAGTTCTGTTTCAGAAACCCCCATCGTAATGGCTTCCCCTCGCATGGCTGTACTTGTGGTTGATCCAGTCAGCCTCTGGCGCTCCATAAACATTACGGCTTCTTGTTTAGCCGCCACCCCCACGGATGCAGCAATAGAGGCTCCCAAATTAGAAAGAGTATTGTTCAAATCATTTCTGGATTGTACAACATCATCCAAACTTTTTTGCATTATTCCAGCTAACGTATTGAAACTTCCTTTCACGGTTTCATTAATAGATTTGGAGTATTCTTTGATGTTATCAGAAGCCTCTCCTACATCTTTACCCAACCCATCCACAATAGGTTTCATGATGGCTGCTAGTGATTGATCTTTTCTTATCGCTTCTTGAACGTCTTTCTTGGCCAACTCATCTTTAATATCAGAAAACAGATCAGGAACTTTCTTCAGTTCCTTTAGATCTTTAATGATTTCTTTGATGTTACCCTCCACCGGAGCGTTTTTTTCCAACCTAAGTTTCTTCTGGGCTTCTTTCAACACCTCTGAAATATTCGAAAGATCTTTTTCCAATTTGACTTTCTGTGCGCCTATTTTTGCTGTTTTTGCGTTTTCGGAGATTCTTTTTTCTATACTTGCTCTATTTTGGACAATCTTTGCAAGATCTGACGCTTTCTTTTGAACATTGGATAGGGTTTGATGAATAGTATAAAGATCGTCACTATTCTGCCCCACCCTGTATGCGTATTCTTCGGTCGCGAGAGCGGCATTTTTATAAGCATCAGATTGACCGCGCATTGACATTTTCAAATCCTCGGTCTGTTTGCCGATAACCTTCACGATGTTTCCAATAATTGGAACACCCTCTGCCATGGTTCGCATAAATCTAGTTTGTACTTTAGTGGTATCGTCGAAAACCTTGCGCTGTTCACGCATCTTATCCAGCAGTTTCTCTCCGCTGGAATCCGTCCCACCGTATCTGGCGTTAGAATCACCATCGCGCATCCAGCCGGGGCGTTGATTTGCACCCATCATACCCAATCTGCGATTTAACTCGTTTATGGCGAGTATTAGTTGGTTTGCCGCTTGCTTATCCAATTTTAATAATCAAAATTATTTCGAAGATATTTATATAACATGTTTGGAATAATTCATTCAAGACCATATAATACTTTGTAAATATAGCAACTTACTGTCGAGAATTAAACATGACTACAAGAAAAAGAAAAACAAAAAAAGATCAATATTACATCAATAACAAAGAAATGCTTGAAGAAGTTATCAAGAGCAAAACACAAGGCAGAATGACTGAGCGTTTTGGCGAGATGATCATGATACTAGCCAAACGATATTCGTCTCAGGGTAGTTATGCAAGTTACACATATCGTGAGGATATGGAATCATATGCCTTTACAATTGTGTGTAGGGGCTGGGACAGCTTTGACCCAAATACATACTACAACCCTTTTGCATATTTCACCCAGACCATTAAACGGGCTTTTTGGCAATTTTTAGATTCAGAAAAATCACAAAGAAATATCAAAGATGCTTTATTATTGAAAGAGGGAGAACTTCCATCACACACCTACGAAGAAGATTTCAGAGAAATGGAACTAGAGGAAGCATATCTAGAGTCTGTTGCCAAAAAGAAAATTTCCGAACGTTTCAAAAATCTATTGATGCGAGAAATTGCCAGAGTTGTAGAAGACAAAGAAGCGACTAGAAATATCCACCGAGATATGGTATCAACCATTTTGAAAAAGGAAGAGGACAGGGAAAATAAAGTTTCTGTTTGCGAGTTCCTAAAAAGAGAGATAAGTGAACTTTCGTCGATCTACGATCCGACATACAAACAATATTCAGGAGATGAATATGAATCTGAATAATGTAAAAAAAGCTGCAATGTTCACCGACATCCATCTAGGTAGAAAAAACAGTAGTGATGTTCATTTGAATGATTGTCAAGATTACATTGACTGGTTTATAGACAATTGTAAAAAAGAAAAGGTTGACATAATTGTATTTTGTGGTGATTGGTTTGAACACCGAGATGCTATCACAGGAAAAACCCTAGACCGATCACACAAAATAATTAAACAGTTGGTCGAAGAACTGAAACTTCCATTTTTTCTAATCGTAGGAAATCATGATTTAGTCTACAGAAACAATCGTAACTCTTTTAACACTGTAATTTTTGAACCATTTGGTAATCTAATTCTGGTGGATGATAATATAAGTGTCAAAATCGGCAACAAGAGTATTCTTTTCTGTCCGTATCTTTTCGAAGAAGAATATGCTGAACAAATTGTGGTGATCAACTCTCATGACGTAGTCTTTGGACACTTTGAGTTCAAGGGATTCGTTTTGACGGGAGAAACCAAGGTTCTAGAACACGGACCCGATCAAGAAGATTTCAGGGGGCCTGATCGGATATTCACCGGCCACTTCCACAAAAGACAGGAAAAGAAAAACGTTCATTATATTGGCAATACTTTCCCGATGGACTATAGTGACGCCAATCAAACAGAACGTGGTATGGCGATCTACGATTTCGAAAATGATAATCTAAAATACATTGATTGGGAAGAAGCACCAACCTACATCAGATGTTCTCTAAGTGATCTTCTGGAGAATCCGAAAGATTATCTTAGACCCAAGGCAACTGTAACCTGTCTGGTTGATGAGAAAGACTTGGGTTTCGAAGATATTCTGCATATCAAGGAAGTTCTTATCAACAAATACTCTCTCAGGGAACTGAAAATGGAAGAGCCTGTCGATGATTATAAGATCAGCGAAGACATAGACGAGGAAGACTTGGAGTCGGAAAGTACGGACGAAATAGTTTTAGCCCTGTTAGGAAAAATCAAGGCTGAAGAAATTGAATCTGAAGAACTTAAAAAAATTTACAGAGGTTTATAATGATTGTATTTGAAAAAGTGACATTACAAAATTTCCTGTCCTACGGGAATGAGGCCGTTAGCTTAGATCTACAGAGAAAGAATCCAACCCTTATTACTGGTATCAACCACGATGCTTCTGTGAATGGAGAAATGGACTCTAATGGGTGCGGGAAAAGTTCATTGTTGATGGCAATAACTTTCGCTCTTTACGATCTGGCTCTAGGGAAAGAATCAGAAAAGAAAGACAACCTAATAAACAACATCAACAACAAGGATCTCCTTGTGGAAATAGACTTTAAAATAAAAGAAGATATCTACAAAATAAGCAGATATAGAAAAAATAAAGCAATGGGCGGTAGTGGTGTTAAAATTGTCAAGAACGGGAAAGACATAACACCAGACAGTATTTCGAATGCTAATGTTTACATTGCCGAGGAAATTGTCAAAGTCCCATACGAGATATTCAGTAGGATCATAACATACGCTGCAAGCGAAGAATCTTTTTTAAAAATGCCTCTAGCTAAGCAGAGAGATGTAATAGAAGAACTTTTCTCCTATACTGAACTTACAAAAAAGGCCGAAACCTTAAAAGAACAGATCAAATCCAGTAAGAGTGATTTGAAATATGCCAAAGATTCCAACGAAGAAATCAAACAAGAACACGCCAGACACAAAAAGGGTGTGGAAGAAGCGGAAAAAAATATTGCATCTTGGAATCATCAGCACCAGTTGGATATTGAAGAAGTTGAAAAGTTGATTGAAAAATATAGCAAATTCAATTTCGATAAGGAAGAAATCTTATTGGAAAAACTAGACGTACACAATAAACTGTTGAAGGAACTACAGTCTTCTTTAACAGAAGAATCCAGAACTATGACTCGTTATACAGAAGAACAAAAGAAGTTCGAAGCATATGATGAGAATAAAGCTAAAAAAATTGTTGAACTTGAAAAAGAATTGACCAATTACGAGAGATTTTCTGAAGAAGATCTCGACAAGATATTGATCCTCTTTCAGGATAGAGACAATCTGGAAAAGGAAATAGGGGAAAAGAAAAGAGAGCTGAGCAAGTTGGAAAAGGTCCTTGATGAAGGTCTAGATGCAGTAGAAGAACTTGAAAAAGAAAAAAAGACTTTGGAAAACGCCAAATGTCCTTACTGTTCTCAAGATTACAAGGACTCGAAAGATAAACTCGAAAGTGTTGTTGATGAATTGAAGACTCTTTCTGAAGTTCTCAAGAAAACTCTGAAAACCTCACAGGAGATAGAAGAATCAATTAGCGAATCTACTGTTAGATTAGAGGAAATCAAAAATCAAATACCAAATGAATTCACTCATCCCTTCATGGTCGGAAGTTTTCGGAACGCTAGAGATGGTGTCAAAGAAACTATCGAAGAATTAAAAGTAGAACAAAATCCTCATTCTAATAGAAATGACGAGATAGAGTCACTCTTGAAAGAACTTGGAAAAATAAAAAGCGACATTGAAATAGAGAAGGGAAAGACTTTTGATAGTCCTTCATTCGGTACCCTACGAGAACTCTTCGAAGCCAAAAACAAGATGGAATCAGCGAAAGAAAAAAAAGGATACCTTGTAGAACAAGAAAACCCTTATGAAAAATCACTTGAAACTTTACAAGGTTTTAGGGTCAAGGAAAGCAAGTCTGAAGAAATCGACTCTCTTGAGAAAACAGTTAAACATCAAGAATTCTTGTTAAAGCTTTTAACTAAGAAGGACTCGTTTGTAAGAAAAGCTTTGATGGACAAGTACCTGCCGTTCCTAAACGAACGATTGCACTATTATTTGAGCACCATGGGTTTGCCTCACAAGGCTAAGTTCAAATCTGACCTCTCCATGGAAATTGGCCAGTTTGACCGTGAGATCACCTTTACGAGCCTTTCGTCTGGACAGAAGGCACGGATAAACATTGCCCTCTCTCTGGCCTTCAGAGACGTTCTACAATCCAAGCACAATTTCATCAACTTGTATATTCTAGACGAATGTCTAGATGTCGGTCTGAGTAATGTTGGTGTAAGAAAAACCGTAAAGCTGATGAAAGAGGTAGCAGAAAAGAATAAACTGTCAATGTTCATCATTTCGCATAGAGACGAAATCAAAGATTCATTCAAAGATCAAATCAAAATTGAATTGAAAAACGGATTCTCCAAAATAGTCACCTGACTATTTTGGAGAATTTGTCGATGATATCTTTTTCCAGTTCTTCTATCTTTGCGAACCATTCCGGTGGATTGGATCTGATGTCTGCGGTTTTATGGTTATTCCCAGAATGTATTCTCCACATTGCGCCATGGTTCAAATCTCCAATAACCCGACCATTCATTATAGAATGGTAATTCAGCAACCTTCTGTCGCGAGTATGAACCCCCCTCAGATAACCAATAACAGGGCTTATAGTATTTCTGTCATATACTACTATGTGGTGCATTTGTGCGTCTTGTAATAAGCCGGGTGACGACAATTTAGAAAACCTACGTCCGATAACGGTAGACAAATCTTCGGTAACAACTAAATGGTTAGAATAATATGCGGATATATTCGACTCTAACTTAATTTTAAACAAAGCACGATCAAAAGCTCCGGGAATAATAACATCATCGTCATCAACAAAGCATACAAACCTGTTTACTCCAGCTTCATAAGATTTTATTCTTCCGTCGCCAAGAGTTTTCTGTTTATCTACTACACATATGTTTACGGGCTCTTTTTCCAAACTGAGTAAACATTCTTTGAAATAACTTTCCCTGCTTCCACTACAAATTATAGCAACGTCAATCATTAGATTAACCGGACATACGGACACCCGTTATATCACACAACCTGAATATGTCGTATTCCACCAAATCTGGTGTCAATAAAATATTCACGAAAGATACGGGTGTAATCCCAAGAGCAGTTAAATCTATATTAACCTCGCGATCTTCTCCGTTATTAACCTCAAAATTAAAATTGTGTTCGACATTATCAGAGCCGTCGTTATAGGTCAACACCATTTCCACGGTTGTAGATGGTTGTGATCCAATGTACCGCAATATCAGTGACAAAGAATAATACGATTTGTCCCCGTCGTAATCTATGCTCAAAAGGACTGGAGTCTGTGCTTGTTCAACACTATAACATTCACCAAAAAAAGGAGATTCTCCCTGCGATTGTGCAGCATTCAACAACCAGTCCGTAGTGAAATCTTCTGTGATTAAACTGCCGGTTACAGTTTCTGCAAAAGTTTTTCTGCTTTCCGAATCATAAACGTAATAAGAGTTTTCTTCGAGATAATGCTGCAATACTGTCCTTCTTTTGGGGCGTGTGTTCGTGTCTTCTTGGCCATATACCAGATTTAAAGGAGGAGCAGTATCCGCATTGGTTTGTTTTGGTCTTTCGTTTTCGTTTTCCGTAGTGTATATTATTTTTGACATCTTCTATATCTTCTCAACTTGTTTTAATATTTATACGAAATTCTCTCTGTAAATCTTTTTTTTGATTTCCAACCAAATCATGTGCAATTCCTTTCCAACTACAGCAACAACATGTCACGTTGTTTCTATCTTCGTAACTATCCGGGTCGTCGGTATCAAATGTAAAGCTCATTAAGGTGGATATGGAATTGTCACTCCCACATTCCGGACAGTAAGCGTGGTTTTTTATAATCATCCATGAAACGCTGTCTTAATTCTCTGCCTCGGATGATGTTGTCTTCTATAAGCCTTTTTGCGTCTTTTCCACCACGATGGAATCATCAATATGAATGATATCGATTTAGTCTTACTCGTAGGTTACCTCTTCTGCATGTGCAGAAAAATCTCCCCATATATCATAACCGTCAGCCCTGATATCCGACAAAACCTTTTGGATAGCCTCGTCGGAATCCTCCGCCACAACATCATCAATTGCAACTATATTGGCCTGTACTGAAACTTGAAATGTTTTCATACTACTGTCAATCCTCTCTTCCACCATGATGGAATCATTTTTCTAGTCTGATTATACAAATATTCGAAGGACTCGTCGAGAATGTATACCGTACCCCAGTCATCCTTGGAACGTACAACTCTACCACAACCCTGAATTATTCCTGTAATAGCCTGTCGGTTGTACCAGTCCTTGGAAATCTGCATACGTCGTTTTGTCCACGCATCTCCTAAATACGGATACGGAACTTTGACTATAAGTGCAAATCTTCCGCGATTATCCTTCAAGTCCATGCCTTCAGTCACAGAAGGAGATATCAGCAAAGTTGGTTCTTTTTCAGAACACTCCAAAAAGGTGTCAATAGCTTCATCTCTACTAAGATTGAAACCGGGATTATGATGAATGATTCTATGATTTGTCTTTATGTTTTCAAGAATCCACTGGGAAACTTGGAAAGAACCCGTGTGTATCACACCCGACTCGTCCGCATGATAGCTACATACATGATTGATGTGGGTCATCATCTTCTTACGATCTTGTGTTCTTTCTTCAGAGTTCCACCCATAATTCATTTTGGTAACGGGAGAAAATATTACTTCCCTGTTTTCTTCTGGAAATTCGGAATCAAGAGAAATCATAGCAGACTCATCTGGGTCGATCCCCAAGTCTCGACAGAATTCGTCTTTATCCAGAATAGTAGATGACATAAAGAGAAAACGATTTGCCATTGGTAAACAAATGTTTTTAAAATTATTCTTGGCGTAGAGTTCCTTGAATTTGAATCCAACTTTTTCAGACACAAGGACGTATTTCTTGTCTATTAGAGACATGTCCATTTCTACTAGATCTACTAATTGGTTACGATGTTCCGTGGCTGTTATGGCAGCACGAACAGTCTGTATGTCAGATTTACTCAGTGCCCCACCTCTAGTTTCGATCTCAGTCACCTTCTTACGTAGCTCTATCGATTTTGCTTCGACGGCAGGTAGATAGGTACGACTTATCCAATTTATGGCCTCAGCGGCGCTACGAGCGAACTGGAACTTGACGTTGTATTTCTTACATTTCTTGTCCGTTACAGAAATCGAACTGAATTCGACAAGGTTGGATTCCAAGGTATGTGCTTCATCCAACACCATTAAATTTCTAGGGGGAATCATTTTTCTCAAGTATTTGAAATAAGTTAGAGCTAATGTATAGTTCATTACGGCATTAGGTGATGTAATAGACATATCTCTTGCGAGTTTAGCGGGACAATTATCACATGCAGGTTTAATATCCGCGCCTACATCACAAGTCGTGTTTTTTTGTTCGCATTCATAATTACTTCTTCCGTATACAGAAAAAAGAAGATGTTTTTCAAATGACTCTTCATATTGGCGCTGTAGCGTTTTCTGTGGAGTTAATATGAACGAATCACCCATTCTATCACTAATGTAAGAACTGAATGCCATTGCTAAATTAGATTTTCCTGAATTGTGTGTTACTATGAAATCCCCCAACAAATAGAGATGGTCTTCATCCAGAGAAAAGCCGTAATATTCATCTACATCAAGTTTTTCTATCGAAAACCCGGTCACTGTGGGTCTCTTTTTTTGTTTTCGAGGTGGTGCCTTTTTTCTCTCCAAACGGGTAGGTATAATATCTGTGTTACCACTAATACATATTCTTGCATATTTTTTTCCATCTACCGTCTTTATACTGGAATTTACAGATAGTCCCAAACTTCTGCATATGAACTTAATGTCTTCTGCCAACTGGGGGGATTTAGTTACATAATCAAAACCCCCTCTACCGTTGTGACTTCCATCGGTGTCTATAAGCCCTGCCAGTATTTCGAGTCGTGTTAACTTATTTCCAACCTTGTACATGTGTGGAATAAACTTATTCCCTGAAGTTTTTCCATACAAGCCGTTTCTCTTCAGAATATCGATCAAGCGGTTTCGGTCTTCATATAGCTGAGACCTTCCACTAGACAAGTAATACTGTATTGCATGTGTAGATTCTTTGACTTGTTCCCTAACCTCAAGTCCAAATACTTCCGCTTGTTCATATACGGTCTGTGCAATTTGATAATCGATAGTGGTAACTGAAGCACATTTTTTCATACATCCATCCCCCAACAGTACTCCCATGAAATATGGGTTTATCTCTTGCTGTTTTTCGTTGCAAGACTGAAAAGACTGAGAATCCGTAAATTCAATGAAATCCGGTCGATACAGTTTGTGATTTCTTTTAAAGTGATTCGATTTATTCAGATAATCACGAACAGAAATGTTTACTATTTCGCTCCCTGACACATTGTACCTACCTCCCAGCGGAGTGGTTTTCAACGATAGTATGTGGTCTTGGTTGACGACAAATGGGTCACCTTTTACCGGTGTTATCTTATACATCTGTTGAGTACCTCGATGCAGTTCCAAAACGGTACGCTTTTTTCCATCAGGTCCCATTAGTTGATCCCCAACCTTTATTTCTTGAACCAGTTTGATGTGTCCGTCATAGCCTATTATTGGTGTATCTATTGCATGACAGCCTACGGGGGCTTCTACTAAAATGTACTTGATTTCAGGTGGCAACGTATCAATCCACTCCATTACCTTCTCTTGAGAATCTCTGGGCGTGTAATTTAGAGCTTTCTTCCAAGCGTCGAACACACTTCTGTTTCCTAGTGTCTCTAGAATTTTCTTTTCGTTATTTTCAAGTATCTCTTCGTGTTTCATATTCAACCTATTTGTTTGTAGTTCATTTGTCTGTACCTATTTGGGTGTACCTGTATATTGTACCTTATTAAAGAGCGCAGAGCAAGTCGGATGTTCGCGACAGCGGACTCCGAGGGACCCGAAGGGGTCCCCATTAATTTGTTATTTCGTTTTTTTTTACAAGAATGTAAATACTCACTACGCTTCGCTCCGTTCGCATTTACATTCTTTATTTTGTTTCTGTTTTATTTCTATTTTGTAGGTTACAGTGTTTTTGAATATTTTTTGAAGGGTTTTAAAATACTCTCCCCCATTTTTTAACAAAATTGTATAATAAATTTGTTTAGGAAATTTCCCGTTCCAACCTAGGTAGGTGAATCTATCTTGCTACTACCATAACAAGATCATTGTATTTGCAGTACAAAGACGATCTCCAGTCATTCGCGATCAATATTGATCCAAGACCTTTCACTGCGATGAACAATGAACTTGTTTTCATGAGTCTAGGATTTATACGTCCAGCCTGTCCCGAAAGCGTTACCAACGTATAATCCCCTCATTCAGACCTTTAGGGCTTTTCTATGGGATAGCAACCTCATCGTCTACTATCCACCCTGTCCGACATTTGTGCAGCCTGTTCGGGATATGCAAATTGTAAGTGTTCCTTTACTGCAAAGTTGGGAACAGGGTTATTTATATATGCTTGGGGAAGGTGAAGTCAAGCTTTTTTCAGTAAAGACGTGACGTTTTTAATGCATCGCCACTTTTGAGCGCGCTTCTTACCATAGATAGTTCTTTTGGACCAGTAAATCCATAGTCTTTGTTTGGTGCTTTCCACTTTTTTCCATCGCCTATTACCATCGATGCGTAATGGTAAAGCATGCGACCGATGATTCTGGCTCTCAGGAAAGCGATAACACTACCTAAGTGGGTTTTTTTGATTCTTTCGGAAGCATCACCCACGGCTTCACTTTCGCTTGATTGGGCTAGTTTGTTAGTATACAAGTTATAGGCTTGAATAAAAGAATCGTCACCGGTATCTTCACTGGCTTTTCTAAGTGCCGCTGCTAGTTTACTTTCTGCCAGTCGTTTGATGTCATTAGGAACCATTGAGTCAATCTTGTCGATTAACGCTTTAGCATTTTGTTCAACGGCTTTTAGACTTTTTGTGTTAACGTTACCGGGTTGTTCGATGCTACCTGTTTTTAATTCTTCTAACTCGTTGCGGAGGGCTGAAACCGATTTTTTAATTGCATCCTTGTTTAGAGTTATCAGTCCTTTTTTGGGTGTTTTGGTTGTAAGTCCCATAGCTATTAGTTCTTTAGCGGCTTCACGGGGATTGTATGACCCCGGAGTATAACCCGGCAACGGTGGTTCATCATAGTTATCAGGGTTTAGGTAGTTGTCCCACGCTTCACTTCTACCTTTTTTCTTTACTACTGCGGCCAGAAACATTAACATGTTTGGTGTTATATTACTTACTCGATCTTTAGCAATATCAAGATCACTGTTCCCTCTACCGATATCTTGTTTGAAGCCCTCTACACCACGGCGATATGAACCAACGGCCTTCTCGAAATTTTGAGCTACCTGTCGTGGTGTATTGAAACCACTAGCTTTAATAGTGTTGATGAATTTCAATAATCTCGCGGTTGCGTCTCGGTCTATTGTTGATTTGCGTGGATCATCGTTTAGTTCTGCATATCCTGCGGCCTCTAATGCTTTTCCTACTGCATGCATATTATCAATACTGGTTTCACCTAGATTTACATCTTTGGTATCACTGAACCCTCTTGCAAGATTGGCTTCTCTTCCGACAGTTGACGAAGCAAGGGACCTTGATATTTCTTCTCCTGAACCTGCTACGTTTCGCAGAGCGCTCTTTTTGCTTTTGATTGTTAGCACAAAACGCATTACATCATCCAGAGAGAGATTGTACCCCTTTTTTTCTTTTTCAAGAAAAGAGAAAAATTGGCTCATTTGACCGAAATCATTTGACGAAATATCCGTCATGTAGGTAGTGGCCTCAAGTACTTGTAAAATTTTCATATGTATAGATGTTTCAATTTACAATTATTTATCATCTTTGATGTAATGGTATAGTAAATAGGCGTCATTCAAATCTGCGATAGGTGCAGGTATTGACTTCATAGAACTGATATCTGAATAATTGGCGTCAATAAATTTCTTCCAGTCGTCTTTAAAATGAGAATCTACGATTGCACGAAGCATTTCATGTTTTTTGAATTTCCCCCCCGGAACACCCTCGGGGTTTAGGTACATAAATTTAGGTTTCAATGGAGTCAGTTTTGGGTCTCTGTCTTTATTTTTTATGTCAACGCGCGGGTATACCAATTTAGCAGCACCTTGTTTGAGGGACATGGGTGGAACGACAATAAGCCCATAACCGTTGTTGAGAAAGCGACTTCGTATTAGAGTCGAAAAAGTTACAAGATCTATAAGATTTCCAGCTTTGGAGTTATAACTAAACCCTTCGATACAAATTTTTGTATCATGTGGCTTATATTTTTCTTCAACTGTTTTGATTACAATATTTGCTATTGTTTGATAGTATCGCAATTTTTCCACTTCTACACCGGTAAAAGTTTCTTTCTCTTTGTAATTTTCGTATGTTTTAATTTCACAAATATTGGATGCGAGATCAAACCATTTCACGAAGTCACCTTTTTTAGAACATACTAAACTTTCTTGGGCAACGGCAACCATTCGGTTTCCGTTTATACATATCCCGGTACAAGTGGTTGATGGATCAATAGCTACTATGTTCATTAATATATCGGAGGGAGTTTGCCCTTGGTGTCTTTAAGTTTTTTTGTTTCATACTGTAGTCTTTCGTTGATATATTCCATCATCATCTTTCGTTCGTAGAAGGTCCTATCTAGGATGTCCTCGTATTGAACACCACCTCTCATGAAATAGGCTAAGTGAATAGCACTTTTAATTAAATTTTGCATACCTACATTCAAGGATTGTGAATATCGCTTCAGCGCACTCCTATCGTTACTCGCTAGGATGTTAAAAAAAAATACAAAGGGTTTAGGTAAGACATGTCAATATCTTTGCTTTTCCCACAAGCCGAACAGGTTATTGTATAATTGAAGTCTATTCCCCAGTTAAACGCATCGGCTATTCTGTCAAGTAATTCGGTTCTATCCTCCAGACTAAAAGAGTTAACCCATTCTTCTATCTGGTCTTGGTTTTCGATGTTGTCAACGACACGAATTCTTCTAGCTAGGTTTACGTTGGAGAATTTGTTCACATATTCGAAGTATTTTTCTTCACCCATAGCATGTGGGTTATCTTGTAATCTCAAATTACTGATTTCTTTGAATGCTTTAAAGCTAATTTGTTGGAGTTCTATATCAAAACCTTTAAAATCGAATCTTTTCTTTTCTTCATAAAGATCCGGGTCAATTTCTGTGGAGGAATCCAGAAAATGAGACAGCGGAATTTTAAATTCACAAAATTTGCTGACAATTCCTGTGTTATTCTCGTTATCCAGCACCGGGTCAAATTCACGTTCTTTATTTTCTACTTTAGTATTTTCTTTGCCAATTTGATTGTCTAGATTTCTTAGCTGTTCACCGATATCATCCAGAGATTCTTCATATTTGGAAGTTCTTTGGGATTCTTCAAATTCCTGTTCGACTGACTCTTGGATTAATTTTGATCGGTCCACGAGTTTTTCTATTTTCATACAGACATCTTTGTAAAGAAAATCGTTACCATGACTCTGTTTTTTAATTGCTGTTATGAGATAATCTATATCCGTTGGACACAACTCTTCAGGAGTTAAAACCTCTGGTACACAATATGAAATGGTTTCAGATACCGCACTCCCTTGGAAGATTGAATCAAAAGATTTCATTTTAAGTTCTTCTCTAAGTCTCATTGGGTAAACTACCATTTCACCGTTTTCAACGTTGTCGGCCAGAACACCCTTTTTATAGATTTCACCCCTAGACGGCAACCTAAAAGTTACTCCGGGAAGAGATCTTTTACGTTTTTCCATAAGTGGGTTTGATATAAATTCTTCTTTCATTGACATTGTGTGTTTGTAATGATGATATTTATGGTCAACACAAAAAGTTGTTTTTCCACAAATAGACTCTTTCCATAGGATATAAATAGATGGAACAGATTTACAGTAATCATGGTAGCACAACCTATATTTTTGACTGGCCGGGTCCAAGAAGAGATTGGTACCGACGCACAAACACAAACGATACCGGCAGCAACAGGGCAACCCACCGGGGTTGTTGTATTCTTCGTACAACCCAATGTGTCTGAATCCGGTACAGCAAACTACCTTGAAGTTGGGGACATGAGACAAGCTGCCAGTTTATTGATTTACACGGGAAGCCCCAGCAGAACCTTTTCAATAGACGCCACGTTTGTTTCTAGAACTGTATCAGAAGCAGAAACCAACTTAGCCTATGTCAATACCCTTCGATCTTGGAGGATGCCAGAAAAAACTGGTGACGGTGAGTTTAATACAAAAACCCCTTCTAGACTTTTTCTCAATGGTCTTAACAATCAATTTAAACAGGTAGCAGTTAGAATGACCGATTTGAGCATAACTTTGAACGAAGAGAACGATTATATCATAACCCCAAAAGGCGCGGTTCCTATCGTCTGGAACGTTTCAATTACTCTTAAAGAAGCTAGATCTATTCAAGAGTTACGAGATTTCAACATTCAATCGTTTAGAGAGGGTACATTAAATGGCTGGTAAAAACATAAACAATCGATTCAGACTTTTTGATAATAAAACTTCTTTAGCGAAGAGGTTGTCTAGAATGCTAACGGGCGGAACTACAGAAATCAAGGGTAATAAACTCGGCTGGTGGGAGAGGAATGAAATAGAGCGTGATATTTTTACTGATCGTAAATACCGACTGGGACCGGAGCATGAAGGTAGACCCGATTTAGTAGCAGCGGGGGTTTACGGAACGACAAAACTCACTTGGCTTGTCCTTCTATACAATAACATTGTGGACATCGAAGAAGAATTTGTGGCCGGTAGAACAATAGTTTTACCATCATCCAGTAGGGTTTTCTCTCAAATTGCGATCAAGAATCCAGAGCGGGAAAGGGTTATAAATGAGTGAACCTAGAAATCCCTTAGAGAAGTATTCTTCTTATTCTACAACATTCATTTTGTCTGCGTGGTCTAATACGGCCAGCGCAGAAAACGATGGCAACGCACCCAAGCTAACAGATGGTCCGGAAGGCAAACTTCTACCGGGAGGTGGAGTATTGATTTTGAATGATTCTTTCGGAACAGGAACAAAAAGATTTGTTGGTAAAAGGCTCCAATATGATTATTCTTGGACAAGCACTGATACAAGCAGCACCTCCGCACTAGGAAAATTCATTTTGCATGATGTATCCGGAGGAGATTTTTTCGGTTTTTTGAAGAACGAAGTAGTTGATGTTTTGGGTATATCTATAGAGAATTTATCATTTCGACTAGACGTACATTTCCACTATCCAGAAGGAGATGAAAGGACTACAAGAAGCGAACCTTTAATTTTTGTGGTTAACGACTTCAAATATAAATTTATGGACACCCATAACTATTATGAAATGTATTTCATGGCTTGCCATAATACCATAGGATTATCTTCAAAATTGAATTTATTATATAGTATGACGGTGACGCATAAAGACGGACAACTCCATGAAGAGACACCAACCCCCAACCCCAGTGGGGGTTCTATAAAACCTCGTGGGGAAGAAGACGCAGAAAAAAATCCATTTAGGAAAGATCGGCTAGAAAAAAGCAAGCCCATGCGAACTCTACAGGATGCATTCGAAGCATTACAAGTAGACCTCAACGAGTCTACGAAGATCCACAAAAATCAACTACAGGATTGGCAAGCAGTTATAAGAGACAATTACACTTTTAAACTAAGAAATCCTTCTGTTCAACAAAAAGAATTGAAGATTAAATTCAACATACATCTAGATCCAAAATACAACAATTACGAGATAGACAATAGAAATTTACCTTTTGAACAACCGGAACTTGATGCGAACGAAAAGGGTATAAGAGTGATACCTTCAACGAGCGGTGAGACCTTGCTGGACCTGATTGATAGGATAATGAAAATGTCAAGAAAAACAGGAATAGATTCCGCACAGGGGTATAGTCATAAAATTTGTTTCGTATGGAGAAAACAGGGCTCAGAACTACTGTACGATATTGTCATAAAAAGGTTTGAAGTACCTGTAAATTTTTCGACGGGAAAGAATACTGGACCGGGGGAGAGCGCCAAAGAACCCTTAACATTTTTTTATTCTTCAAATCAAAACCACGATGTTAGGGCGCTGGTCGGAGTAGCTAGTAGAACGGATAAAATAGACATTGTAGAAGACGTAATAGATACTGTTTCAGGAAGAACTGCATATGGGGGTGAAAGGGAACCCATTACCGGCGAACGCGAGAGAGACCGGGAGTTTTTCATGACCGGATACAGTGGGTTCAGAGCCAAGGTTGGAAATGATCGAACCTTGGGTGTAGAATACCCCAAAGAATGGGCAGAATGTATGAAAAAACAATACAGAATGCAGTCGTTACAAGAATCAACATTCATAATAAATATTCACGGGAATCCTGATTTATACAATGACACTCTTCGAAAACCTAGTGCGGCGACAACCAGTTCTCACCCAAACGCAGTACACTACCAATTACCCGAAATACTCCCTTGGTATGCCAAGTTGAATATATATCTCGACACGAATTACGAGGATGTCGGCGGGCCAGAGCCAGAGGTATTTTATCATCAGGAATGGATGCATATCCAGAAAATAACTACGATAATTGAGGGTAGTCATTTTCACCAGACGTTAACACTTGCTAGATCGGACGATATTATATAATTATGCTTGACGAACAACAATTACTAAAAATTTTGAATTCCGAATTGGAAGTGGGCGACACCAAGTACAACTCAAGTGGTATTACTGTTGGTGTTGTGGTAGATACCGATGATCCATTACAAAATGGTCGTTTGAGGGTTTTTTGTGCTAATCTGAACGACGATCCAAAAAAAATACACCACCTCCCGTGGGCTTCATATGTATCTCCGTATGGGGGGGTAATTTCGAACGGCGAGTTTACTAGGGGGACCGGGAAGGGTCCAGAAAAGAGTCAAGGTGCTATAGCATATGGTTTCTGGGCAATTCCGGAACAAGGATCTCTTGTTCTGGTGACCTGTATAGACGGTGACGAAAGAAGAAGAGTTTGGATGGGGTGTATGCAGCCCCACAGAGAAATGCACTCGTTGTTTCATGGACGCTATGATTGGAAAGAAGGGGGCACGGTAGACGGCCCCCTTACTTCTACCAAGAATTCTATAGAACCCCAATACACTAACGCAGAAAAGGCATTTAGGGGTGAAAAAGATTCCGCAGAATGGAAAACCCGTCAATCCGAATATCAAGCGACCGGAAATGTTGGCCACGAAGAGGAGGATATGATTGATCAGCAGTATCCGGAAATTAGGGAGTCCGAGGGCGACGAATGGGTTAAGCCTATCGTAGGAGCACATGGCTATGACTGGTCTGGCAATAAAGCTCTAGGTTCATTCTTGGCCTCTAGGGTTTTCGGTTTTTCTACACCGGGATTCCATGCTTTCACCATGGACGACCGTCCTTACAATAATAGGATACGGCTGCGTTCTTCTACCGGACATCAGATAATTTTAGATGACACCAACGAAAGAATATATGTTGCAACCAACGAAGGAAAAAGCTGGATAGAGATGGATTCTAACGGGAACATCGATGGATACTCGGAACGCAGAATAAGTATGCGAGCGAAAGAAGATATTAATTTCTCTACGGATGGTACTTTTAGAGTAAAGGCCAACAAAGGAATATACATGTACGCCGGTAACACAGAGGGGCAGTCTTCACTAGATTCGGACAAACCGGAAGACGGTGAGATCAGATTACATTCAACCGCCGACACACACATATTAGTGGAAAAAAACTTACGAACTCTAGTATACGAAAACAAACTCGAAGAAATCGCCAAAGATATTTGTCAAACAGTGGGCGGTGGCATGTTTATCCAAGTAGACGGGGATGCCAATACAATATTAAATGGAGGCAATTACAGTGTGTCGGTAGACGGAGACTACAACCACCACGCTTCTGGAAACACCTCAATATTTTCCGGAAATGATAACATTATGCAATCGGTGAGTGACACTAAGATATTTTCTTTTACTGGAAAGATGGACATAGGTTCTTTGTTGGATATGTCGATAAAGACATACGAAGGAGACTTGACATTGGAAGCGTTAGAAGAAAACATGAAGTTAATGTCCAACAACGGGGCCAACCAAATAACAATGAGAAACCCTTTCATGAATTTTTTCTCCGTGGGCCAAATAGTCAGCCAAAGTGCAAAAGAAATCGCACAGCAAACCAACGACGGGTTTGGGATAGATGGCGAAAAAAGACCCACCATCGACGGCAATCTTCTCGGTGGTGGGTGCATATCTCTTACGGGTGGCGTGAACGTTTCTTTTAAACCGACGGAAATAAACTTTGACGCGTTGGACAACATCCAGATGGCCATAGACAATTCAGCTATAGCAACATCAGTACAAACAATAAACGACAATTTTAATTCCATACAGGGAACCGTAAACGATTTAGCATTCACGGTGGGGGAAAAATTGGCTGAAATTGTCGGAGTCTCCAACCCATTGGATATTCTAGATATCACCATACCGGCGTTACCCACATTTCCAAGTGTTCCTACTTTACGAATACCATCTCTAGACTTACCGGAGTTCAACTTTAACTTCTGTATAGACGTAGGGAATTTCTCGAATATAGAAAATTTCAATCCGGTACCAGATGGACTATTTTTAAATATAGATTTGGGGGGATGGACACAAGATAACTTTAAATCTTGGTTTGATCGCCAGAAACTAAATTTTGAAAATTCTATCGACGTTTTGGATATAGCGAGTAATCAGGTTGACATGAACATCAACAACGCGATAGACAACATTAAGAATAACATCAACCAAATCAAAGACTCGTTAGAAAATTTGGTGAATATAAACATCACAGATAATAGCACACATATTGCGTCATACACAACTGGAATTGGGGGACTAAATGACTCTCTCGCATCTTTTAACAGTGCCGTAAATGTGTTTAACGAGAACGTAGGATCTACTGTAGTTCCACGACTTACAATTCTACAGAATGAAACAAATGACCACCTACGGTCCCTAATTGTAATAAATACAAAAATACAAGAGACACCTGCAACCGTAAATGGGCTGGACTATACCTCTTTGGAGGAACAAGTGATTTTCTTTAATGCTTATAGCAATGCTATTTCAGAATTTGGTGGCCCGTGATGAGCAACACATGGACCAAGAACGCCGAAGTAGTACAGGACTTCGAAAACTATGCACCTGCATTTGCGGACACTCAACCCCCGTTCGCACAAAAATCTTGCCTGTCTTTAACCGAGATTGCCCCGTGGACAAACAGGGTGCCGGATCATGAACCATGGCCACGCGTTATGAAACAAGACGGGGGTGATTCCGTAAATGAAACCAACGACGGTTATAAGAACAACACAGACTGGATTGACCAATATGACAATGTAACCAACCCGGAGGGTCGAAAACCCATCGGTGTCATAGAAGGTGATTTTAAAAATGAACGTGGCCCATTGTGGAGAAGGTAATTTTTTATAAATAGTTTCGAGTAGAAAACAGCGGAACTACATGACAACGTTTTATAGGGGTCCTAGCCTTAAAAGCTACGAGGATGACAAAAAGATCTTGTTAAAAGACGTACAACTTGTAAAACAGGACTTGTTGAACAATATATTCACCTCTAAGGGCCAGCGGCTTATGATGCCAAATTACGGAACTTCTATTCAGGAATTGTTGTTTCAGCCGCTGGACCAAAACACGTTGGCACTTTTGGAACTTGAGTTTACAAACGTCTTTGATAACGATCCTAGGGTCGCGGTTCTTGATTTATCCGTCAACCCCGTATACGAAGAAAAAGCAGTTGTTGTTATAGCACACTTACGATACCTTGAAATAAATTTTAATGACACTATGGAGATAAGGTTAGAATTCGATGGATAATAGATTACAGAACATTGCCGAAAATTGGGAAAGGGCATACGATTCTTTCCAGCAAGTGAATTTTAAAGCTTGGGATTACGATAGTATTAAACAGTCCATGTTGGATTATATGAAACTGTACTATCCAGAAGATTTTAACGATTACATTGAATCATCTGACCTTGTGGCGATTATAGAATTGTTCGCTTATCTTGGGGAACTTTTGGCATATAGGATTGATTTAAACACACACGAAAACTTTTTAGCCACCGCCGAGCGTAAAGAGTCTGTTCTTAGACTAGCCAAGTTTCTTTCTTACAGTGCATCAAGAAACATACCCGCGAGGGGTCTTGTTAAGCTAACCTCTGTGTCTACTACAGAATCGTTAGTAGACAGTAAAGGAAACAATATTGGAAACACTAGAATCATTTGGAATGACCCCAACAATGATAACTGGAAAGAACAATTTATTTTAGTGATGCAGAAAATTTTATCACAAAATTTCGGAACAGTTTTACCTTCAGACCGCATTCAGGTTCAAAACGTACTGTTCGAATTATATGGTACAAACAACGAGGCAATACAAGGCGAAGCAATACGCTACAGCGTTTCTGTTAACGGAGAAACTTATCCGATGGAGTTGGTCAGTGCCGAATTGAATGAATTTGGTTCAATTGAAAAAAGACCGGAACGAAAACAACAGATGAATATACTGTATCTGTCTGACGGTTTGGGTGATTCTTCTGACAATACCGGATTTTTCTTTTTTACAAAGCAGGGTGAGCTTCAACGAGAAACGTTTTTCTTGGACGGAGTGTTGCCCAATCAGACCAAGAATCTTTCTAGGACGGGGATTAACAATACCGATTTATGGCTAAACAACATAGATGATGAAACCGACGAGATATTGAGCGGTGGGGAGCGGTACAACGAACCTAGGACGGGCGAATGGCAGGAAGTTGATGTAACAAACGCACAGAACATTTTATATAACACTTCCCCCAACAGAAACAAATACGAAGTAGAGACATTGGCAGATGACGGTGTTAGATTGATTTTCGGTGACGGGAATTTTTCTAACATACCTTCAGGAAAATTTGATGTTTGGTATAGAACTTCCACCAGTCCAGAAGAAGGATTAGTTATACCAAGAAGCGCAATTCAAAATAAATCGGCCAACATCCGCTACAGAGACAACACCGGTGCAATTAGAACTTTTACGTTTACCTTCACCCTGACTGCACCGATACAAAATGCAGCACCATCCGAGACTGCGGCAAGGATTAGAGAAGTAGCTCCATCAGTGTACTATACACAAGATAGAATGGTAAACGGAAGAGATTACAACGAGTTTTTATTACAAGACAATACTATCTTAAAACTTCGTTCTATCAACAGAACTTTTGCGGGAGATTCTAAATTCATAGGTTGGCATGATCCGAAAGAATATTATGAGAACGTTAAGCTTTTCGGTGATGATATGGTCTTGTATTTTAACTCTGAGATTAAGAACTTTAACATTCTTCCAGAACAACTACCACCACAGGATGGAGGAATCAATGTCCCCCTGATTACGGCTTTGGTTGAAAATTACATTGAACCAATTTTGCGTAGACAAGACCTTTATAATTCTCTGATTTTGAAAGGAATGCAACCCGTGTTTGCCAGATACGAGTTTACATCAGCAGAACTCAGTGGGTTGTTGACAAATATCAATTCTTTGATAACATCTGCCCCAAACACACTTTACTTAACGTACCGGATACAAGAAGATCAGGCAGATAACTTTTGGCAAATCGAATTAGAAACAAACATACAGACAGATTGGGATATTGCCATAACTTCACAAACAAATAACAGTTGGATCATAAACTTTAAGACTAGGGAGTTATATGCCCACAGCCCAGAAACCAAATTCAATCTTAGTAACTATGATGAACGGGTTTTGACGTATGATACAATGAATTCGAAAAAAGACAACATTGTCGTACTGAAAGCGAACGTCGGGGTAGACGGTTGTAGTATTGGAACCAACAGACCGTTTGTTATTAGCAACGGTGTTAATGTAAATAGGGGCCTGTTGCGCGGTATTTGTGATTTTAATACACTTTCTATCCTCCCGGTGGATGAGGACAATAACGGGTTACCTGATGGAGTAGATCTATCATATTTGATAGGGAACAACGACTATGTGTATTTCCAAAGAGAAGATGGAAATGCCCCGTGGGTATACGTTCCGTTTTCGGAAGAAACCCTACAGTCTTGGTCGGAAGATTCCGCGTCTTCAACGGGCTTGTGGAAAAGGGAAAAAGGCGTCGAGGGGTTAAACTTCTTGTGGATTCACAGAACCCCCCGATACCATCTAATCGATCCTGCGGCGTCTAACATAATTGACACCTTCATTATAACAAGAGGATACTATTCCAAAGTTAGATCGTGGTTGAATGGTAATTTGGACAAAGAACCTACTAGACCAACACCATTCGAGTTGAAATCCTCCTATTCTTATTTGGTGGAAAATAAAATGATATCAGACACGATGCTATTGCAACCCGGAATAATCAAACCAATTATTGGTTCTAAAGCACAGAGAGAACTTCAAGGAACTCTAAAAGTCGTAAAGTCGGAAAACACGGTGGTTAGTGACAACAAGATCAAGACCCAGATCGTTGGGATAGTAAACAAATTTTTTGATATTAATTTCTGGTCTTTCGGTCAGCCTTTTTATTTTACGGAATTGTCTGCCGCGATACACAATAGTCTGGGGTATAATATCGAATCTGTCGTGTTGGTACCAAAGGCTGCGGGTACATTCTTCGGGGATCTTCACGAAATTGTTCCAAAAGAGGACGAGATATTGCAAGCGAGCATAAGTGTTGATGATATCGAAATTGTTCAAAATCTAGATTCAAAAACACTAGTGCAAAGATTGTAAGCACAAACACATTTAATGCGAGACTTATAAATATTTCCAAACAAGATTTGTACTACTAAATGTCTCGAAAGCACATCACCGACTACAAAAAAGGAGAGGTAGTTGATACCTCTTCTTTACTTCCAGAATATTCTCGTAGCCGACTTTGGAACGGAATTTCCAACAACATCTTAAACCGCTTCCTCACAAAAAAGAATTTTGAAGAAGTAACGGGATATGTTGGAAAAGAAATAGACAATTCGGTTTTGTCTAGAATATCAGAAGGTAGAGAGTATTTGCAGAAGAACCAACTCCAAGAGGTTATCAGTGCAACTCTGGGTGCGGAAACCAAGTTCTTGACATTTGAGAAATTCCTTAAAAACCTAGAACGTGATGGGGTGGACCTTGAGAGTTTTGGTGAATGGGGTAAAGCGTTACAATTTAATTTTCTACCTCCTGTAAACATTGATAAGATAATAAATTATCAAGACTACTACTGGACTGACAGAAACACTACTCCAAACTATATCACAGTAGAAGTCCAGAGAACCCGTTCAGAAGCAAAATACGACGAGTTGAAGAAAGGTGTTTTCTCTGACATTATTACATCTAACCCAACAACTAACCTCGACTCTGAGAGTGCTGGAATTTTTATCGTCCACGATGTAGAACAGAACATATATGTAGCTGTGGTTAAAGAAACAGACGGTAGTTATCTGAGTCTTGATGGTTGGACTCTAAACCTGACTTCGTTTAATGAGTATGTTCGTTTGGATAGAGAAATTGTTTCTTTGGAAAACACAGAACTTCGAGTATCCGGGTCATTTTTGACGGGGGCTCGTGAAGGTTTTATTTTAAGTTTATATACGGATTTGGATGGTATACAAGAATTTGTCGAGGTTCAATCTTACGAGTTTGACGAAGACAATAATGAAAGTGTATTCACGCTTAAAACTGTCCCCCAAACCTCCCCTACACGGGTATCTGTTCATGCTTATGCATACGCCGCTAGAAGTGAATCCATATATTTTCAAGATGTGGCAGAGCCACAGCAGGTTGACGAAATAAACATCTATGACCTCGGCGAGCCCGTATGGTATGACCGTCGGGAAGTTTTTTCGTCAAATGGGGGCTTCGTACTGTCACTTGGCGAAAACGAAGTAATACAATATTTCGGTGGACCCGCGTCAGAGCTTGTTGTCGGTGCCGAGTACGGAATCAAAATAAATAGTGGCCCAAACACAGGGGACCATGATTTATCTAGTTGGGTCGAAGGTGCAGTTTTTGGTGACCCTGATAGATTTTTAGTTGACGGTGTTGAATTTTTCAAAGACGAAAATATTTCTTATCAAATATACGTCAAAGATAGTCTATCTGCAAATGTATATGCCCAAGAAAATGATTTTTTCTTCGATACGACCACTGACATTTTATATCAATGGATTGACGGACAGTGGAAGACGAAAGTCAGGTCTTTTTCTATATTGTACGAAAGTGAAAACAGCAAATTACGAGCGGACAGCAACGACTGGGCTGATGAAAACAAGTGGGTACACAAAAACCAAATTACGAATCTTTCGGAAAGTCGTCAGGCAACACAACCGATTATAGAATATAAGAACTACATAGAGCTTTCCTACTTTTCCAAATTTGAATTTGAATGGGCTTACCGAAAGACAGTTGAAGATCAATACAAAAAAGTTGAAGACCAACCCAATCTTTTAGAAATTAGACCTATAAAAATAGAAGAATCAGATAGCGAAAATGTCCCAGTTTTTCAGTTAGCTTCAAACGAATTACTACTACCGGCCAGATTTGGTAATATGGAATCGGTTCTCACAAAGGGCGACAATATAAATCTCGTTGGATTTAACACCAACGACGGCCAGTACACTATTGACAGTGTAGAATTTGTACAATTTACTCCGGGTGAAAGATATCAATCCGTTATCCGGGTAGTAGAGAATTTCTTCAGCGTGGGCGATGACATTTCTGATGGAGGGGGAACAATCTACCCGGAACGTACCAGTTTGGGGGATACTTTTGATCCACTGGTTACTCACTGGGCTTTTGTTGGAATAAAAAATATCACAGCCAGTGGTGCAGAGCCCGAAAAAAACCCCATGCTAGATGGACCTGCTATACAAATTAAGACAGAGACAAATAGCGTTTTCCAAGAATACCAAACCAAAATAGGGCTATACTGGCAAGAATTCAACCCTACTTCTACAATAAATGGAGCTAGGTTGGAGCTTGATGAATCTCTTACGGATTTGTGTTTGATTGAGGATTACCAAGAAGGAGACCTTCGTCTGTATATCGACGGAAAAAGAATATATGGAAGACATACAGACATTCCCGCCAACAATACCAATTACGTTGGGGCTATTGTTCTAGATAGTGACCTAGTTATCACCCCGGACACGCTAGTTCGTATCGAATTAGGAGAATATTGGACACACGACATCGGTCGAAAAGACGTTGTAGTGGTTGATCCTACGGGAAATTCACCAGATATCTATAACCTGTCTCGATATAAGAGAATAGAACAAACTAAAACCAAAACTAACCAATATCCCTTGTTCAAAATATATGATATTCTAGGAAACCCACTAGAAGAATCTAACTCTATTTTCTGGTTTAAAGAAAATGGAGAATTTGAGTTGAATAGAACGTTAGACCTAAGAGCAGAATACAAGAGGAATGAACGAGATCTAGTTTTTGAACACGGTCTTGTGGATTCTGAAGGAAAATTACGCTGCTATTTAGATTTAAGGGACAATAAGATTAAAACTATTTGGAAGAAAGGAGAGTTTAATGAACAATCCGTCCCAGAAAAAATAGAAAGTGACTGGGACATACCCAACAGTTGGAAATATAACATACAGCATGAGCTTAGAAAGGAAGTAAGTCTCACCGACTTATTTAGACATTTCAAAACTATAACATTAGCACAAGAACCGACAAAATACAATTCGACAAACCCAGAAGAAGTGTTTCATGCTTTGAACAATCCAAACTTCGGATTGGGTGGTACCATCAAAGAACACAACGGCAACCTCGACCTACTAGTCTCTGCGATGTTGGGGGAACAAATTGATATACCCAAAACTTTAGATTTTGTGGGGGACGCATACGAACGACTTACTTATAGGTGGACATTACGATATCTAGAAAATCTTTCTACTTTTTTAGAAATGTCAGAAGTCGATTTAATAGAAAACTTCGAAAATTACACCGAAAATAACACAAGATGGGATCGTTTGTTTGGAGATTCTTTTAGTTACGCTGATGGATATGGGATCAAAAACGTAATATCAACTTCGGCAATTTTGAGAATGACGGGGCTTTCTAAACCTTCTATATTCAAACGGGGTGAAGACTGGATAGTCAAAAGACACGATGGCACATATTTCACATTAGATATAACGAACGCTCAGAAGAGCAAATTCTACGGAATACTAACCAAAAATACACAGAAGGTGTCCGAAGACAGTGAAGCTTTCCCGGATATAGCAGATTATGCAGAAGGAGACTATTTGGTTAGGGGGGTTTCTTCCGAAAAAAGCATATCTTTGTATCAATTAGAATCAGGTTCATGGACCGAGATTGATGTGATCGGACAAATTGCCAATTTGCTTTACGAGTTGGAAACTCTGTTATACTCTGCCGGACAGCACAGAGAGCCATTAGACGAATTTTATAATCTAGAGTTGACTAAAACAAACAGTCGTTTTAGAGATCTTGAAGAGACCGAATTTTTGTGTTTGGTCGGAGAAGATGCACTACACAACACCGCGTTCCAGAGCGGGGATGCTTTTACATGGAACTACGCCAATACCGACATAGCAACACATCCACTTTCCGGAGTTTTTTCTGCTAGGGGAAAGGCATCGTGGCAGGGATTGTATGAAGAAATATATGGAACAGCATATCCCCACCGAGAACCTTGGATCTTGCAAGGTTATGAAGAAGAGCCCACATGGTGGAAGACCACATACAAGAATAACGATTTAGGAATAGATCGATTCTGGAAAGAAACTATGTGGGATAACATATTCACTGGAGTCGTCCCAGCCGGACAAGAATTACCAAATGGAACTATTTCTACTGGCAACAGTGGAGAAACTCAAATTTACGATTACTCTCCCGTTAACGTAACCGGAAGTACCGTGGCGGGTATTGCTAGTGATGAACTGGCACCACCATATTGGGATGGTTCGCTATCGGCAGACCCCCGCTTTAAACCACTATTCGACAAGAGTCTTGGCAATTATGTATCTTCTCCAAATGCGGATTTTCTTTTTGGACAAGATGGTCCAGTTGAGTGGAAATGGAAAAATAGTAGTAGCTACTTATATTTCTTGCTCAAGGCGTCTTTTTTGTGTGATCCAATAGAATTTTTTAGCAGAAACTATGGTGATGATTTGGTACAAGTAGATTGCTTGCTTGCTAACAAAGAAACCCAAAATATAAATCCACATTTTAAAACTCTATTCCACGGAGACTACAGAGAAGATGGCACGGTTTATTATTCTGCGGGTATACAGCAGTGGATCGTTAATTACAATAGATATCTGGAGTTAGACGGGGGATCTTCTGACTATAGGGATTTATGGATTGGTTGGAATGTAAACGCAGCATACATTTTTAACACTCTGATCAACGACACTACATTAGGTGTTTCGGGGGACCAGATCGACATAGTTGCTAGAGATTATGCGACATTCATTGATCGCCAGCTAAACTCGACCGAAAATACATTCTCCGCGATAAATTGGGCGGTCCAAAAAAGAGCCCCAATCACGGAAAGAACTCATTACGAAACAAGCAACTGGGTTTTCAAACCATATATTAAAAGTCCTAAAAAGAAGAAAACTATAGAATATTATCCACCACAAAATTACCAAGTTAGATTGGTGGGAACAAATACTTTTACAACCGGTGGGTATCAAATCAAGGCCACAGAAATAGACTCACCTAGAGGCTTTTGGAGAGCTATATATTCTTCACCTTTAGCGTTGACGGATGTTACTGGGTTAACGGCAGGGCCATACCAGTTTACTATTGATATCGACGGCACAACGTCTACTGTTGTCACCATAGACGGGTCACTCTCTCCCAATACTCCGACAGTTGGTGACGTTATCGCCAGTATCAATGATCAAATAAGTGGTGCCTTTATCGATTTAGAAAACGGATATTTGATCATCCGCAGCGAGGCCACGGGTCTCGGTTCTTCAATAAGCATTAGCCTAGACAGCCTTTTTCCCGTAATATCTTCGGGCTTAGTGTCTGAGGACGGCATAACTGATTTCGAGTTCAAAAAAATATTCTATGTTTATGGCAACGTTTTGGGAGAGTTTTCGGCTGGTGACCAGATAACGGTCTCTTCTTCTACCAACTATGGTGGGACGTATACAGTTGACGACGTAATATACGATTTTAGAAGAAACGAGACTCTAGTTAAAGTCTTGGAAGATGTTGTTATAACTGACGACATCGTAGACGGAATTGTAAGCCCAGAAAATACCATAACAATCCCGTGGGAAACCGGGCAAGAGGTATTTTTAAACACAGACGGGGTACTACCGGGAGAACTACTGAATTATATTCCCTATTATATCGTAAAGATTAACGGTACAACATTCCAGATTTCAGAGAGTGAAGACCTAGCAAAATTGGGAACTGTTATAAATTTTGCCACTGCGGGTTCTGGTAACTTCTGGGTCGGAAAAGTCACAAACACGTTTAAACCGTTGAACAGAATAGACTATGCATTCAGAAGACATGAACCAGACACTCGCCTCGTTAAAACCCTCTTTGAAGCTCAAAACGTAACCAGAATACAATCTCTCATAGATATTCTCTTTGGTTATGAAGCTCTGCTGGAAGATCGCGGTATTAAGTCAGTTCCTTTTGACAAGACCAATAAAGCCGAAGACAGTGGAAGAGACAATGAATGGATTTTGGAAATTGAAAAGTATATTGTGTGGCTAGACACTCTAATACAGAGAGCAGAAGAACTCCCCCCGAGAATATCTGCAACGGTAAACGTTGATTCTAGCTCTTTTATCAGTCCTTCTGGACAGTTCTTGGCGACTGGACAGGCCGTAAGGTTGAAAGCGGGTGAGGGTGGAACGGTGCCGGAAGAATTAAACAGTCCATTTAATGCGTTTGTACCATACTACGCTATTGTTACTAGGTCTGGTGCTATTCAGTTGGCATATTCCAAAAACGACGCCACTGCCGGAAGGTTTATAGAGTTTTCTACCGGCTCCGGGGAAGTGTATTTGGAAATTTTCAAAAGTGACAAAGTTCTTCCTAAAATGATGACCAATCCATATTACAACCATTTTGTTGTGAGCCACGATAGAGGGTTACCTTCGAGTTTTGAGAGGGCCAGAAACGGGTTATTCGAAAGACAAAATGTTTTGGATGTTAATGGAGAATACATCGACTTAGAAAATTTATTATTTTTCAGGAATGACAGAGAAACAAGCGTTTTGTTAACACAGAACAGCGAAAATAAGATTGCGGGTGCGGATTATTCTATTTTCGAGGTGTCGCACATTTGCAGGTTTAATCAGTACACTAGCGGTAACAAGTTAATATATGATCCCTTTTTAGGAATCAAAACCCCTAGGGTGTTTTTAAGTTTTCTGAGGCCGACAGAACCCACGGGAAGACTCCATGTGGGGGGTTTGGTTTTGAGTGACAACTCCTTAATAGATAACATCGAAAAATCGATACAAGATATAAGAGACTATTACGATGTATACAACAACATTAGGGGTGATGATACTACAGAGGCAGTCAGAAGGTCCGTGGGGTATCAGGGACCAAAACAGTATATGGAAAACTTGGGTATTAACGAAAAGTCACAGTTTGTATTTTGGAAATCTTTTGTACAAAACAAGGGTACAAATTTTTCACTTGAGGCTTTTACAAATCAACGTGCATTAACCGGAGTAACAGTTGATGAGTTCTGGGCATATAAACTATGTGAGTTTGGGGATTCTAAGAAAAAAGCCTACCCTGAGATAAAACTCAATACGGATGACGTAATTAGAAAGGAACTTCGACTTGAATTTGTTCCACCAACTGGCGGAACTATCGGAAAGGACTATATTCCTATTCGACTAACTGATTTTAACCGTTGGGAAAATCTTCCAGATGTTGTGGATCTAATGAAGCCGTTCAAGGGTTATTTCTTAGATGTTGAAGAAACTGAAATATTCACGAATGCTGAAAATCTAATACAAACGTCAACGATCACAAGTATTACCAATAATCCGGTTTTACGATTGAACGTCCCTGTTTATGGTGCTAAGATCGAGTATGAAATTTCTGATGAAAAATTCATTGCCAGCGAAGGTGTGGATTATAGATTTATAAACGGGTTAGTCATAGAATTCATTGCTACAAACATCGAGGTGTGGCAGAATATTACTGTTACTGGGTTGAGGTATTCATACGACAGTACTAACATTTTCAAGTTGATAGATAACAAACGTGAGGAACGGGTGGTTGCCGATATTCCTATATGGAACCCGGCTTTTGGACAAGAAAACCCAGTAGGAAATTATCCAATAGATTTTAAGCTAGAAAAAGATCCAGCCTCGTATACTTTGGATTTTGATGTTAATTCTTCCAGTGGCGCGTTTATCAAGAGAGAAAGTTTTTGGGAAGAAAAACAGATAGGAAAAGTTTGGCTGGATATAACCAAAAAAGGATACGTTCCTTACTACGACAAATTCATTTTTCCAAATCAAGAAGAGCGCAGTCTGAAGTGGGGCAATTTAGCAGATTACGGAGAAATAGAAATGTATCGCTGGACAGAAAGTGATTTCTCACCAGAGGATTATATTAACGAAGTAGAGAAACAGTCTCTAGAAAATATACCACTGGGGGAAAAGTTGACAGGAAATCCAAAATCTGTGGTTTATAAAAAAGTAGTAAATCCCGGAGCGGGACAAGCCCGGTGGGAAGAAGAAAAAACCATTGTAAGAAGTTTCCCCAAGGCCGGGATAGAATCGTCAGATTTGGAAGATTTCACACCTGAACAATTTCTTGACCTGTACGTTAATGGAAAATTTACCTTAAGGTTTAATTATGTTTCCTATGACGTATTTTTGGCCACGCTCGCATTAGCAGAAACCTTCGGGCTTGATATCCCCGACAATTCAATAATTACGTTGGTAAAGGAAGCTGTTGTCCCTAGCGAAGAGGAAATTGATAATGGTGATTATATCCGGGTACATCCCCACAGTAAGATAGACTACATAGACCGCGTGAGCGGTGATATAAAATCAAAGTATTACTTTTGGGTTAGAGGTGACAAATCACAGAAGTTGTTGAATAATACTACACTTACTCTTTTTGACGCGGAGCGTGAACTCTCAGATATGACCAAACCCTACGCCGTTATTGAAGGATTCCGTGAGGAGGGTGATGGTTATGGTGTGTTGTTCGGGGCAACCTACGACCCCGACGACAACAATCTACCATTGCGATTCTCTCAACTTATCATCAAAGGTTTGGCAAACAGCGTTAAGAATAACTCTGATTATGTACTAAGACTTCGGAAAGATTTTACATTAAGAGATGATCTGGGTCTTGATTTAGAAAAAAAGAACAAACACGTAGATTGGAAACTTATTAGAAAGAACCAAACTTCTAAAATCGATTTTATTCTTTGGAGAAAAGTGGTTGAAAGTACTACCGGATTTGAAGTTGTGGACGAATTGTTCAACATTGACGAGAGAGTCCCGGTTCCGTCTGAAGAAAGAGTCAGATACGATGTATTAGTGCGCGGCGCTTCTACACGAATTGGACTGGGTAGAGAGCAAACTTTAGTTGATAGAGACATCCTAAGAAAACTTATTACTCAGGTGCTGTTTGAACCGAACAGAAAATGGTCTGTTGGTGATATAGAAGCGTTCTACGAATCTTATGATCTAACGGTACCAGAGGGATACGTACAGCTACTCAGAGCGATATATGCTCTGTTCACCGTGAAAGAAGTCAATGACATCTTTTTTGAGATTCTGGAAAATTCTATGATTGCTAAGAAAAAGCACCCGGACTTTTTCAAGACTTCGTGGGTGGCCGTAGATGTTGGAAATGCGGGTACTATTTTAGAAGGTGAGACGCTGGAAATTGTTAAAGTGGTTGGTAGTGAATTAGAGTGTGCTGTAGACGTACCACCACCACCAACTCCTACCCCCACCCCAACCGTGAGTGTTACACCAAGTGTTACACCAAGTGTTACACCAAGTGTTACACCAATACTATCACCCACCCCAACCCCGTCGGCTGCATCCGTACCAATCTGGGTAGATATTACGCCTGATACATATTGGACTGGTGATCCAACTACGGGTGACGGACAGACCCCAACGGTATACACCAACCCATGTTGGACGAAAAGTTTTGAAGGGTTCAATAGTATGAACATAGTTATCAATCCTGCATATGAAAACATTAACATTCAGGGTGTTAGATTTACATTAACATCATCGGGTACAGGCGGTGTGTCGGGTGACACACAAGTGACTTTTGATGCGATATCGGGTGGGGCGGGGTATCAAGCAATGGAATTGGTGGATGGCGTTCCCCAGATATTTGAATATACCGGACTATCTGGAATTATAGGTACTGGTGCTAATATTGATATTCTTGGATTTGCGTTTTCAGGTGAAATAACATTGTGCTCTATTGAAATTTTAACGTCTGATATCATACCATAAGTACAATAGCCGGACGGAAATCCTTCTATATACTAAATAGTAACGAGGTATTGATAAGTTTTTCCACGACACAGAAAGGTAAGGCTTTCATCGTCGGGAACATGGTGGAATAAAAACATATGGTACAAGAAAATAACAGTCTAAGCAGTCACTACAGTCAAGAGCAGATTAGAAAATATCTGATTCAATTTATGGCTATTTTTTCTGGTCTTCAAGTGAGTGTGGGGAAAAACGATTTCAATTCCGAATCAAATTTGATACGGGTTCCAGTTATTCATGGCTCCAAAGATAGGGTAGTAGCCCATATTATGGCGAGAAACTCCCCCAATATACCGGTCAAACTTCCTATTCTTAGTGTTCGGTTTTCAGATATGGAATTGGCACTGGATCGTATGAGCGGCATGAGAACCATAGATAAATCTGTAACTTTTCCTAGAGGGGGAGTTTTCCCTGATGATCTAAGAACAATCGAAAAACTTAAACCAATCCCGTGGAGAATCCGAGGAGAGGTTAACATTCTAACATCTAATTTGTTTCATCAATATGAAATACTCGAACAAATAGCTTTAATATTTGATCCAGATCTTCTTCTGTATACCTCAGATGACCCCGACGACCACACTGCAATACACCGAGTGATGCTAATGTCTATTGACAATGAAGAAAATTATCCCGCAGGAGGTGAAAGAAGAATACTTTCGTTGAATCTGTCATTCCAGATAGAGGCTTGGTTAAGTGCTCCTGTAAATGTAAGAGACGATATTATACAGAAAATAAAATTGAGAATACAAAATCTAGAAAAAGCTGCTAGTTTTGAAGAAGTAAAACAAATAGCAGCGTCCCGTGGAATGGAAGACGATTATGAAAATATATTTGATATTGATGACTTAGACCCACCACCTAGGTAAATTTACAATTTCCAAATACACGCCTAATAAATATCATTGAACATTTGCGATAATTCAGGAGAATAAAATATGGCAAGTTTAATTAGCCCCGGTGTAAGTGTAACCATTGACGACCAAAGTTTTTTCATTCCGGGTCGTGCGGCTACAATTCCGGTAATTTTCATTGCGACTGCTGACGAGAAAACACAGCCTGACGGCGTGACTCCAGCACTTGGTACATATGAGTATGGAGTTTTTAGAGAAGTAACGTCTATCCGTCAGGCCGTTGAACTATACGGAATTCCTAGATATTTGGAAAGTGTTGATGGCCAACCGTTCCACGGCGACGCCAGAAACGAATACGGTTTGGATGCGTTAAACAAATTTTTGGAAGTTGGTAACAGAGCATATGTTGTCCGTGCCAACGTGAACTTGGACGATTCTATTACTGGAATCCGTGCATTGTGGGGACGCAAAATTTCAGAAGCTTCTGATTACGTTTGCGAGCTTTTCGAAGATTACCTAGCAGAGTTCAACGAAGAAAACGAATTGTATGGCCCAGCAGCCTCTACAGAAGTAGCTGGTTCTGACGCGAAACTTTTGATTGAAGAGGCTCTTACTGACCTATTCAACGTATATTCTTTCTCTTCCAAGAACAGAACAGGAAACAACAATCTTTTCAAGCAAAATTTCTTAGAGGATAACAACGTTGCTAGGTCGGGGTACCAAGAAATAGTATTTGATACAACCGGGGGCTTCCTAACCACCGATGATGTTACTGGACTGAATAACGATGCCACCACTTACGCATTTACCATTAGCATAGAAGGTGCAGTGCCGCAAACGGTTTCTCTAGATGGTGCGGCTATTCAGACTTTTGGAGAATTGATAGACGAAATTAACACCGAACTCGGTGGTGACGCTTTTATAGATTTTGTCGCGGGTCGTTTAAGAGTAACTTCTGCTTTGTCTGGGGCCACTTCAAGTATTGAAATAGAAGAAGGCGTTTCTGGTGCGACGGGACTATTTAGTTCCTTGAATCTATTCTTGTTCCTAGCTGACCCAGTACAGGGTCTAGGCACAGACCAACTATTAATTTTTGCCGACGGCTATGAAAATGCTGCCACTGGGGATTATTTTGGTCTGTATAATGCAATTGATGACAGTTCTTCGTACACTTGTCCAGAAATTGTGGCACTGTTGTCTACTGCCGCTAACGAGTATGAGTTGACAAGAGAGTTCAGGAATTTCACCAGTTTGGGTATTAATGATGCTGAAAGAAGAGCAGAAATCGTAGCCCAGATGCAAGCTGCAATCAATGACCCGACCCTTGGTGTGAGAAACCCTGACGCTTATTCATATAACCTACTAGTAGCTCCGGGATACCACGAGCTTACGGACGAATTGAATAGGATGGCAGTTGACATGTTGGAAGAAGTATTTGTAATCGGTGAAACCCCGTTTGACAGACCGCCAACTGGATTTAACGGTATTACCACTTGGGCTCTTTCTTCAGAAAGAACCACATATCCCGGCGCTGCTTACTACTATGGTCACGGAATTTCTTCTAATCTCGACGGTAGAAACATTCTAACCACCTCGGCCTCTACTGCCTTGAGAGTCTATGCTTTCAATGATAGAGAGACTGCCTTGTGGTACGCACCAGCGGGTGTCGAACGTGGATCATGTCCTCACCTAACAAAAACTGGTTATGTTTCTGGGAACTTGGGGGGTCCTACCACATTTGTAGAGGAAGATCTCAATGTTGGTGCTAGGGATTCGCTGTATGAGTTTCCTAAAAACATCAATCCGATCACACGCATATCCGGAAGAGGAATCTTGGTTCTTGGCCAGAAAACTGTGTACGGTGCCGTATCTTTGAGAGAATCCGTAAACATCGAAAGATTGTTGAGATACATCAAAAGAGAAGTTCGTAGAGGGTTGTTCCCTTACCTGTTTGAACCAAACGATCAGATTACTCGCGATCAGGTGAAAACTACTGTGGATAATTTCTTGTTCGGATTGATCAACACTAGAGCATTGTTCGACTTCGCTACAATTTGTGACGATTCCAACAATACTCCAGATCGTGTTCAGCGCAAGGAACTTTGGATTGATGTGGCCTTAAAGCCAGTAACAGCGGTAGAATTTATCCCTGTTACTATTAGAGTGGTTGCTTTAGATGCAGACATCGGTGATCCGGGTAGCATTATCGCAAACCCACCATCTAACACGTAATAGATAAACCGTGCGGTAGAAAAGAAAAAGCCCCGCTCGCGGGGCTTTTTTATGGTTTATTCCAAACCCATTTATTACTTCCACAATCCCATATTCGATACCACCCTTCTTTTCTCCTGTTCTCGTATTCTGTCATTTGCGGGTCGTCATTATACTGCAATTAGATTTTAAATCTAGAAGAAATTTTTTTGTAAAATTGATTAACCCTAGATTCTAATCTTTTTCTATTTTCAGATTCTAAATATTTTCTAAAGTTCGGGTGTTCTTCTTCAATTAATTCATAGAACTTTGTGGAAAACTTTTTGGCGTCTTCGCCGATTGTTTCTTCTTTTAACTTGTCTATAGCCATTTTATAAGTAGCCTTTCTAGACGCTAGACCAGCATTTTCGGCTTTTCGGTTAAGGCTTTCGATCTGACCCTGTAACCGTTCCAAATAACGATTCATTTTCTCAACACCCAACATGTATGCTTTTTCGAAAAAATCTTTGCTGTTGAACTTTTTGCTTTTTTCATGATCCGTAAGTTGGTCAGAACCGTCAACTCCCTGATCCTCTAAATTATTAGCAATTTTTGCAAGTTCTTTGATGACTGGTATTGCAATTTTTTTATTTTCAATAAAGTCATCTACCGCACCAATTTCTGGTAGTGTTGGAGTTTGGATAACTATGGCGTATGTATCAGAATCTTTCCTCTTGGCCGCTCTTATTGATTCGGAGTTTCCTTGAATGATAACGATATCAACATTTGAAAAGAATCCATTTTGAATAACTTCCCCCAAATTGTATTCCAGTTTTCCGTTATTTGCGTCATAATGTGCATTGTCCAGATTGTCTACGAATGCATGCAAAGCGAGAGAAGCCCTGTTGTGGTTTTTGCCCATGTGTTTATCCTTATGTGATCGAAGATATTTATAGAATAAAAAGTATCAGAATCGATAAATAATGATGAACACTAAAATACTTAGGAGTTAAAGAGTATGGCAACAATCGCTGATATGGGAATCCCCGGTGACCTAGGAGAAGGTATTTCACAACCTCTATATAAAAATCGCTGGAGAATTCAAATGAATTTGAGAGGTCAGGATGGGGATGGCGTAAGAGCGGTTACATCAATGGCCATCACGGCTGATAGACCAAAAGTAGAATACGAAGAAATTCAATTAGATAGATATAACTCTCGTGCATTTCTACAAGGAAAGTATACCTTCCAGCCTATCACGGTCGTAATAGAGCCAGATATGGGTGGAAGATGTCATTTGGGCATCCAGAGACAAATGGAAGTACAGCAAAAACTTATTGGTCCGGATCGTGGTTTGTATCTGGGCCAAGCAGAAGCAGGATCTGACTACAAGTTTTCCATGATAATGCAATTGTTGAATGGTTCTCACCCAAACGCGGGTGGAACTGCAATTTTGGAAGAATGGTTTCTTGAAGGGTGTGCTTTAAACAATGTTGATTTTGGGGACCTAGATTATCAGGCGTCTGAAACAATTAAAACCACTCTGACGGTTCGTTATGACCATGCATACTTGGTAGTCCGTGGAAGAGCGAAGTCTGCCCTAGGCGGCGCTGCTTAAAGTATATAAAGCTCAATTGAAAAATACAAAAAAGGCCACAAAAATGTGGCCTTTTTTTATAAATAAAATAAAGGTGTGGTATCTTTACATGAAAATCCTAGCTAGAGTGCAATACGCTATACGTCAAGGTAACTTCGATGAAGCCAGAGAAGTCTTGAGTCAACAATCACAAACCTTTTTAGTGAATGATTTCGGTCCTAGTTTTGTCGTCGAGCCTGAACAACAAATAGACCTTAGTTACGCAGATTTGCAGAAAGACTATGGCGGCGGTAGGGTCTCTAGGGGGCTTATCTTCCTAGAATTGGTATCTTTATCAAAAAAGGGGAAAAATCTAAATAGTGTGTTGTTGTTTGATCGAATTCCCCAATATGCTAGCGTAAAAGCTTTGGATTTTGCGAAAACAACCGATGATAAGATCAGATTCGTTTCGGAAAGTTTGGGAATTGGAAACCTTGTATCTGAATTGAGCATCTATAAAAAAGACCTACATGAAAATACTAAGACTAGATTGGTAGAAGTGTTTGATCAAGTCAATTCCGGCACATTCCTGAGAAAGAACAATGAAGATGTTCTTTCTTTTCTCAGAAAAAGTGTTAGAACATTAAAAATTTCGAAAGAGAGACTGGTGATTAGATAATGACTGGTATAATAACAGGCCCGCTTTTATACACAAACGGAAGCGCTCCCGGACCAAGAGTCGCAGATAAATTTGCCTCTAGCGAAGCCCCAAAACTAAAATTTAACTTTTTTATCAAATTTCAATTTCGTCAAAATTCTCCTCCCAATGCCGAGTCTTTGGGTGAATTGTCAATAGAATCAAATTATCTACCAGTAAAGACAGCAGGTAGAATCACCCCTATCATCAATTACAAAGATGTTAACTATTATGGGTATAGGACTAAAGTTGCTACTAAAACCGATTTTTCGGTCCTGAACGTTACTCTGTATGATGATTCCAGCAACAGAAGTCATGAATTGGTCGACAGCTACATGAAAGCCATCAGTCCTCTAGCCGACGCTAACAACGCTGATAGTGTAAGAGGTCTTACTACTGTTCAAGCACTACAAAACGGTAGTGAATTGGGCATTATAAAAACTATAACACTATGGCACGTGTCGAATGGTGGAGATAAGAAAACACAATACGAATTTTTTAATCCCAAAATAACAAACATTATAGCAGACGAACTTGATATGTCTGCATCTGACGTATCCTTAATCAATATTGCTTTTGTTTACGACGGATACAAAGTTACACACCTTTAAGTTTCAAAACTAAAATCATACCATAAATATGTCTGCCAATATAAGGAGTAGATATTATGCTTAAACCACTAAGAGACGAGGTGTTTGTCGAAATCGAAGAAGCCGAAAAAAGAAAGTCTGGGATAATTTTGCTCGGTGGATCGGGCAATAGTAACACCGGGACCGTCAAAGCAGTGGGTCCCGGATTCCGAAACCCTCACGGGGTTGTTGAGAGTATTCCGCTTAAGCTGGGAGACCGAGTGTTTTTCCCTAGGGGTACGGGGTTGCGTATAGAACATGAAAGAAACGAATTCCTCATGCTTAAGTTTGGCGATATCATGGGTAAGATAGAGGAATAACAATGCCTAAGCATAGACCCACATCTGGTGGGCGGTGGGCTGAAGGCCAGTTTCAACCAAAAAACCCAGAAAAATATCTAGGAGACCCAAATCAAATTTTCTTTCGATCTTCGTGGGAACAAGAAGCATTCAAGTTCTGCGACAATAACCCTTACATAATCAAGTGGGCGTCTGAAGAAATCGCTATACCATACCGCAAGCCTAGTCCCACAACCGGAATGTTGGTAGATTCCATATATCTTCCGGATTTGTTCGTTGTGATTAGTGATGAAATGGGCGAGATTCGCAGGGAATTGATTGAAATCAAGCCTAAAAAACAAACACAAAAATCAAGAGCTAGAAAACCGTTACAGCGGGCAAACGAAGAATATACTCTTATGGTCAATCGTTTGAAGTGGGAAGCGGCAGAACATTGGTGCAAGCAACGCAATATAAGGTTTAGACTTTTGACCGAAGACGACCAGTTCTTATAAATAATTCAATGAATAGCAATGGTTTAACCAGATTATGTATAAAAAAACAGTAGAAGAAACGGCAGCAAGCGGTTCTGTGGGAGCACACTCCATAGCCGTAAGAACAGACGGCGCGAAAGACGATTTCCCAACCCAACGTAGGGGTGGGAGTTTTTTAGACTTTATGGAAAAATTTAACTCTCGTCTCAAGAACAAAGCAAACATGAAACTTGTCGATTCTAGTAGACCTTTCCCTAAAAAGCTAAAAGAAAACGTATCTTTGGATCAAGTATATTCTAAACTTAGTGGTATTCGAAATCAGGGTAGAATGGAAGACAACAATACATCCACTTACGGGGTAGAAGACGACGACGGAAACTTGATGAAAATTACCGTTAGAGGAGATCAGGCCGAAAAGTTTGAGGTTGCTTTAGCACAAGAGTTGGGTGAGCTTGAAAATTACAAGATGACAGGCAGGGGTGGTTATGGAAGAGAAGTTTCCATAGCAGAAGTTCTATATAACCTCAAACAACAGTTTGATATCATCACAGTAGAGTTTCCCGAAATACCCACTAATAAAGTTTACAATGCGGACAAGGTTTCTGATCCAGAAGATGCAGAGTTCGGTGAAGAAGAATTCCAGAAAGACGACGCCGATTTTTCTGATGATGAAGAATTCAATATGGACGGCATGGATGACACAGACGGCGATGCTGGCGGGATGGATGATCTTGGTGACGGCGACGACGAAACACCGGAAGACAGTGAACTTCCAGAGGAAGAAGATTTGGGTGTTGAGTTTGGTGATGAGGAAGAAGACGAGGGCGGTGCCAGCGGTCTACTGAAAAATATTGTCCAGATGTTGACTAAACAAGCAGAAGCACAAGCAGCACAGGCAGAAGCAGAAGCCGAAAAATCTCGCGCGTTGCAAGCTGAATACACTGCAATGGCCGCAAAAGAAGAGATGGCAAAACAGACCGAACTTGCCAAAATGGAACGAGAAATGGAGGCACAGAAAGAGAGAGAAAAGGACGCCAAAAAGATGGCGGAGTTGGCCCGTCACAAATTAAGCAGTGTCTCTGAAGGTGGATCGTTTTTGGGCACCCTATTAGAACTAGACGATTTGGAAAACGAAATGACCATGAGGGTGAAAAGGCGACAAGCCCAACAGATCGAAGACCCGGCGGAAAGACGTTTGAGGCTTCAGAGTATCACCTCTGACAGAAGGCTTGTGGCACATCGAAATCAGAAAGAAAAAGAAGAGCGCGAAGAAGAAGAGCGAAGAGAGAAAGAAGAGGGAGATGACAATGCACCTCAAACGATACACAATAGGAGAGAACAAAGATGAGAATCGAATATGTTCTCGAATATGTTCTCGAAATGATAGAAGATGAGTTTGAACTGTTTGAGGAAAACGAACTATTCGAAGATGGTTCACTGATTCCCGAAATACCGGTTAAGCGTTCCAAGAGAACAGTCACTCGACAGTTTAAACGCTATGGTAACAAGTTTGACCGCCAATACCGTTGTATGACTGGGCCTAGAAAGGGTAGACTCGTAAAAAACCCACAAAAATGCGGAATGCGAAAAGACCCAAAGCAGGTGCGAGCCGGTAAAAAATCTTCACGAATGAGAAAGGGAGAAAGAGTCAGAAAGACCCAACTTGCGAAGAGAAGGGCACCATCCAAGACAGTTCAAAGGCTAAACAAAAGAATGCGTGGAGAGGCATAAATGAACGTAACGGAGATTAAACCCCCAAAAAGAGTTTTGGACCAATTCGACTTTACCATATTTCTGGCTGGCGCTATCGATATGGGTTCAGCGGTGGATTGGCAAACAGAAGTAGTAAAACATCTAGAGTCTAAAAAAGACGAAAGTACAACATCTATTGGGGTGTTCAACCCCCGTCGGAATGACTGGGATGAAACTTGGAAGCAAGACATAAACAATTCTAAATTTTTTGAACAGGTGTCTTGGGAACTGTCACATATAGACAACTGTGATATTGCGGTTGTTTATTTCACAAAAGACAGCAAAGCCCCCATAACCCTAATGGAACTGGGGAAGTTGTCCGAAATCAAACCACCAGAACATATAATTGTTTTTTGTCCGGAAGGCTACCACCGTAAAGGTAATGTTGATATTGTATGTTATAAAAAAGGCATAGCGGTGCATACAAAGCCTGAAAGTTTCTATGCGGCCATAGACAAGGCTTTGGGTCTATCAGAGCCCCAGAGCGTCTCTGAGAGCGTCCAAGACGTATCAATAGTAGAATCAAGAATAGAGAAAGATTCTTCTGATGAGGGATTTGTTGAAATAGAACTATTTGAAACGATAGAGACTGCTACACTAGGAGAACAAAATCTATTGGTTGTTACAGAATATGATGAAGTTAAATCGGATGATTCTTGTATCATGGGGAATGTTACTTTCCGAGACAAAAAGTTTTTTGCTGGAATATGTAAAGAAAATGGTAGTGTGAAAACAAATCTGTATTTTAAGCGTGATGGACAACGGGTTTCCGAAAAGTTTACGATTGTTACGACTAGTGACGAATACCCCACAGAACAAATCATCATCGCAAAGGAACATTGATACACACTTTTTCGTGTGTCATAAATAACATCATAAAAACAATACATTATAGTCTCAATGGAAAAGAAAAAACCATTTCTTATTTTACGTGAATTCTTGAACCCTCTAGCATGTGAACAAATCATAGAAGATTTGAGGGTTCGTAACACATATCCTATTATAGGACAAGACGGATCTCCTAGGAAGAGCATTTTCCACAATAACCTGAACACGACAAGAATCATGAGGATGTTTGACGGAGTGGTGACAAGTTTAGAAGAAAACTTCGATACAACATATCTGGGAACACACCAATTGATGTTTGAATGGTATCCAACCAAATATAAGAAAGCTGAAGCTATAGTAGACGCATATCAATACCAAAAAAATGGTGGTTGGAAAAAATCAAACCTTATTGACTTTACAGGAATACTGTGGTTAAACGACTATAATGACAAAGGAGATTTTGATCCTTTCTTTGAAGTATATGGGGGGAACCTAAATTTCCCCAACTTTGATATCAACTTTCGTCCAGAGAGGGGTACATTAGTTATTTTTCCGTCTGCTCCAAATTTTGTTTACCACGTGGGAGAAGTATCATTCGGAAGCCTCACGCAAGTACATTTTCAGATACGAAGCACCGGGGACTTTCAATTCAATAAAGACGATTACGATTTAAACCCTTCAAATTGGGATTGATCTTTTTGCCCCAAGATGTTTAACTACATGCCTCGAAGAGACAAAAGGTGAAATTAGTTATATGTATCTTTCTACGCAACTAACAGAAGACCGAAAAAACGTTATTGTTTGGGAAAGAGGCCCAGACGGTAAGAGGGTCGCTGTATATTACGATGCCCCATATGAATTTTTTGTAGAGAACGAAGATTCTGACCAAGAATGTTATTCCGTTACAGGAAAAAAACTAGAAAAGATAGAGTTTACGAGCCATTATGATTTCTATGGCGGCAGGAAGAGATTGAGAGAAGCGGAAATAAAGATATACGAATCTGATATTTCTCCCGAACTCAAAGTTTTGAGTGACAACTATTACAATAGTCCCCTTGACGGGGATCTTCATGTAACTTTCTATGACATTGAGGTTGATTACGACCCAGAGAGGGGTCATTCTAGACCCGACAACCCGTATGCTAGAATAAGTTCTATCGCTCTATACCATAAACACACTGACGAATCTATCGTCCTTGCATTAAGACCGAAGACGGGCGAATGGTCTAAGGTCCAACTAGACGAACTTCCTAGAGACTTATTTGATCATTCCAAGATTGAATTACTATCTAACGAAAAAGAATTGTTGACGCGTTTTTATCAAGAGATAGAAGACAGTGATGTCGTTAGCGGTTGGAACAGTGACTGGTTCGATGACCCATACATCTATAGTAGAACCATGAAAGTCTTGGGTAAAAAATATACGAGGTTGATGAACTTTCCAGAGTCCGATTTGGATGTTCGTGTGGACGAACGCGAGAAATTCGGCACAATGGAAATGGTGGTTAAACCTCATGGGAGAATTTGGATAGACTTCATGGAGATGGTTAAGAAATTTGATGCGAGCGAACGTGATTCTTATTCTTTGGAATCCGTTGCTGAAGAATCTCTAGATGGGTTTCAGAAGTTGAGTTACGACAAATCTCTGTATAGATTGTATCACGAAGATTTTGACGAGTTTTTACGATACAACATTCGAGATACAGACATTTTGAAACATCTTGACTTGAAGTTCAAGTATATGGACCTAGCTTTGAACTTTTCTCATATGACAACCAATAATATTCCAGCGGTTTTGGGAACAACTAGTACGTCCGACACAGCTATTCTAAATTTCTGCAAACACGAGCAGGACAAAAGGCTTGTGTTGCCGGATGCTCCTTATGATGTATTTGATGATGGTACAAAGTTTGAAGGTGCTTTCGTATTAGATCCACAAATAGGTCTACACGAATGGATTGCATCTGTAGACATTAAATCTCTATATCCATCTAGTATGAGGGCCATCAACATTTCACCCGAAACAATAATAGGTCAATTCTTCGAAAACGAAAAAGCGTTTGAATACATTCAAGAAAAATCGGGAGATATACATCTTACCCTGCTCTACGAAGATGGAAATGATGAGACCATGACTGCCTCAGAATGGAGAAATGCTCTAGAGAAGCGTAACTGGGCAATAAGTGGCCATGGGACAATTTTTGATCAGGCTAAAGACGGGGTCATACCCTGTATCTTGACGAAGTGGTTCGACGAGCGAATCGAATATCAAAAGAAAAAGGTTGACGCTTATGCGAAACATCAAGAAACCAACGAAGAACGATATAAGAAGGAAGCCGAGTATTACGACAATATACAATACTTGAAAAAGATTCAGCTTAATTCTCTCTATGGGGTATTCGGAAACAAATATTTCAGATTTTTCGATGTTAGACTCGCAGAATCCACAACCAAGACCGGTAAGAACATCCTATTGCATATGGCTAAAAAAATAGCTCTTATTTTAGACGGAGAGTACAAATATCCTTCAAAATCAATACTTTATGGTGATACTGATAGTGTGGTCGAATCTTCAGTAATTGAAATCAATGGGGAATTTAAGAATGTAGGAGAATGGTTTAAAGAACATTCGACAAAATACGGTACATATATGGAGGGCAAAAAAGAAATCATAAAGATGCACGGAGACAACAATTATTCACCATGTTACAACCCAGAAACTAAGAGAATAATTGATAAAGAAATTCTTACGATATACAGACACAAAATAAGTAAACCACTATTTCGCATTGAGTTGGAATGTGGAAAAATTGTCACAGTGACAGAAGACCACTCATTGGTAGTAGAGCGGGACGGTCAATTCATTGAAATAGCCCCCGACGACTTGAAAAATGATGATGTTTTTATAACTATCAACCGTGATACTGATAAAAGGAGACTGTAGATTGGATAAGAAGATTATAAGATCAAAAATTAAAAATATAACAAAAATTGATAATCCGGAAGAACAATATGTTTATGATGTTGTCATGAAGGATGCGGCCTTTCCATATTTTATGGCAAATGACATTTTAGTCCACAATAGCGTTTATTTCTATTCCGGTTTAGGCGAAGAGGACATCACGGCGGAAGAGGTATCTGCTGTATCTGATGCAATTTGTAAGAAGGTCAATAAGAGTTATCCTCAATACATGAAAAAGGCTTTTAACTGCACTGGTGGTAGAGAGAACTACATCGTCGCAGAAAAAGAAATTGTTTCTGACCGGGGAATATTTGTCAAAAAGAAACATTACATTTTACACTTGGTTGAATTAGATGGTAAAGAGGTTGACAAAATGAAAGTCATGGGTCTTCAGATCAAGAAGACAAATATTCCCAAAGCCATTAGAATTAAACTAACGGATTTTTTCGAAAGATTTCTTAAGGGAGAAAGTTGGATTGTTATCAAAAGGGACATTGTAGACTACAAGAATTCTTTGCGGGATGGGGACATTTTTGACATAGGGGTTCCTTCCGGCGTCAACGATGTCGAAGAGGGTACGCAGGTATTCAAAACTGATCCGAAGAAAGTGTATCACATGGTCCGGGCTTCCATTCTTTACAATGAGTGCCTAAAAACTTATGAGGACCATGAATCGTATCCTATCCGATCCGGAGATAAAGTTAAAAAGTTTTATTTTCTCAAGAAGAAAAACTTTGGAATGTTTAATGCTATAGCACTACCAACGGATATGACAATTAGACCAGATTGGTTAACAGATTTCCTTCCATATGTTGACAGAAACCGCCAGATAAAATCTCTGGTAGACCAGCCCATTAAAAACATATTAGATGCCATTGGCGAAGCTGTGCCGAACAGCAGAAACACACTAGCGGACGAACTCATTGAATTTTAGATCACAAGGTATTATACTTTAAGAAACATTAAGGAAATAATGGATGATAAAATTATCAGAAGACAGCAAGAACATTGTTGTCGCTGCCGCCAAATACTGTAATATGGTAAAGATCGAAGCGGTAATGATCGATAAAAAAGGCATAAGAGCAAAACAAGATGATTTTGCGGTCTATGTTATCGAGCCGGGAGACTTTGATTATTTGGAATTTGACGAAATGTTTATGAATAGAGTAGATTCCTTTGCACCTAGAATAAAGATGTTCGAAGCCTCTAATATAGACTTTGACATTTTTGTGGAAACCAAAGAAAATGACGCTGGCGATCATTTTGTTACAAAGGCAATTTTGAAAGGTGGTAAGACTTCGGTAGAAGTTCGCTGTGGTAATCCTTCTATCGTTGCACGAAACCGGTGGCCCAAAAAGTTTAACGACCCAATTGACTATCAATTTACCTTGGATAAAGAGGAACTTGCCATTTTGAAAAGAGGTTTGAGTGCAATGGGTGCGGATCATTTTGAGGTTTCGTCGGAAGACGGAGAAACCATTTCCGTTCGTATAGTAGACGTAGAGGGTGATGTTCTAAAAAAAGAACTGGATGCAGAATTAAATGTGTTAAACGATGATGCGGAAGAAGAAATGAAATTCTCGTACATATTCAAAATTCTTATTCCCTTACTCACACAAGCAGTAAGTCAAGAATCAGAAATAAGAATTTCTAGGAAAGGTGTCATGTGTTTGAACATATCCGGGTTGAGCGTATACATATTTCCGGGCGTAGACTAAAATTACAAAGGTGAATAATTATGTTTGGTAATAAAAAGAAAATCGAAGCACTAGAAGAGAAAATCGAAGCACTAGAAACAGATTTAATATGCATGACACAAGAACTCGAATCCAATTTCGGCGAAATGAGTGACATTTTGGAAGGCATCAACTCTCAGATGGAAGGTTACAGGAAGTATGAAGAGAACAAAAGAATCATGAAAGATTCAGACGAACCGTGGGCGGACTTTATGACTGAACTCACCTCTGACGGAAGAGTCAAAGTCAAATTTGATTGGAACAAGGCTATGATTCAAGAGCTTAGAAGAATGGGGTTCAATGCCCAATCTGAGGAAGATTTAATTTCTGCGTACTTCTCCAAACTGGTTGGGGAGCATGGAGAGGTCATGTCACACGAAGATTTAGAAGGGATCAAGAACGCGTGAACCGTCTCTTAGTGGTTGATTCTAACAACCTCATACATATCGAATTTCACAACAATAAGGGTTTTGACGGTGGAAAGGCGGCTGTCGATCTTGCTATATCTCAATTCATTTTACGGCTAAATTATCTGAGAATGAATTATAAACCAACCACGATCATTCTGTGTTTTGATTCTCTGTCAAATTGGAGAAAAAAATATACAAAGACAACAGCGGCCATAACCAATAAAGTCTACAAAGAGAACCGTACAAAAAAATTGTCTAAGAAAGAGAAAGAAATTAAAATATACTTGGACCAGAAAATAGACGAACTTGCAGCCGCCCTCAGAAATAACACTAAACTGTTTGTTTTGTGTAAAGACGGGATCGAATGCGATGATTTCGTGGGTGGGGTTTGTCAAATTTATGGGGGCCAGCCGGGGGTTGAACTCAAGTTGGTTTCTTCAGACAAAGACTATATCCAACTTCTCAGACACGAAAATGTCGAAATTGTAAACCCACTAAAAAACGGAAAAAAAAGAAGTCTAAAAGATTTCAACAATGACCCCGACTTATACATTTTTGAAAAGTGCATCCGTGGTGACAGCAAAGACAATGTTCGGTCTAGTTATCCGAGGCTTCAAAGAAAAAAACTCGTAGAAGCTTTTTATGATGATTACAAAATGCAGAATTTGATGGAACATGAGTTTGAGGAAACCATTTATGACGAACACAAGGAAGAATACACAAACGTGAAGTTCAAAGTAAGAGACCTTTTTGAAGAAAACCGTTTGCTACTGGATCTCGAATCGCAACCTGATGAAATCAAAGAAGAGATATTTGATGAAATTGAACGAGAACTGTGTTCTAAGAAAAAAATGAGTATACCATACTTTTTGAGATATCTGGGAAAAAACGACATGAAAAATGTCATTTCTTCGATGACCAGAATCACAGATACTCTAGCCAATAAACCGTATTAGCATCTATTCGCCGTCTTTTCTTCTGGTTTCGCCGCCACCAAACCAATTTTGTTCATTTTCGGGTCTAACCGAACGCTGATCTGATTCTGGTTGATAATAATCGCTTTTACTTTTCGTGAAGCTCCATTTGGGTCCGGAATTTAGGTAAAGGCCGATGACGGCAGTAGACAGTCCTACGATAATGGTTACGAAGCTGGTTTGCGAGACGGTCGGACCTCCTACAACTGCAATGACGGTACAGGCCATCTCTGTGGCTTGTACTGGGTCTATCTCTGCATCTATTAGCGTTTTCAAGATGTTGTTATCACAACGGGTTTCTTCAAAAAGACTAATAGATTTGTACCACTGGTACATGTTGTATACTAAGACGCCATACATGAATAACAAGATTCTTGGAATTATCCTCAAAGAATCAAAGGCTTTGGCAAAGTCTAAGATGAAATCGGTTATTTTTTGCATGGATAAATATCCTCAGTTGTAGTATTTATTTTGAATGCCCAAGAAATCCAAGAATCCTAGGGGAAGACCCAGAAAGAAAAAGAAGAAGGGTACACCCGGAAGGCCCAAAATATGTATGCCTTTTGAGGATGCCGTGGCTCTTGTTCGCCAAGAAAACATCCAGTCATTTCGAGATTATCTGAAATGGTATGAGTTCCATGCCCCGGCCAGAATACCCAAGAGACCGGATAGGGCGTACCTCAAAGAATGGAAGGGGTGGGGGTACTATTTGGGAAACTACAACGAATCAGTTCCACAGTATCGCACTAAGAAATTTAGACCCTATGAAGATGCTAAAACATACGCCCATCATTTAGGATTTACCTCCTTGGTACAATGGCATGCTTTCTGCAAGACCGGACAAAAGCCGGAAGACATCCCCGCGAGACCAGATATCCATTACAAAAAGACTGGTGAGTGGTTTACTTGGACCGATTTTCTAGGAACCAGAATAAATCATCGGCTAGATCATATACAAGAAAGACAACAATATTTCTATATTGCACAATACCCAAATCCAGCGTTTTACAATGTGTACGCTTTTGGTACTACAATTTCTGTCATAAACACTTTACGAGACGAAGACTTTAAGGTTTTAAAAATTTATGAGATGCATGAAGATTTTGATTGGGTGGATGTTGTCGACACTCACGGAGAGCAGTTTTATGGTAGTGGAAGACCCGACGAGTACTTAATAAGAAACCCCGGAGCTTTTCTTTCCGAGGTGTCTCTTGAACTTGTGGAAGTACCTATTAATAGTTTCAATTAATGGGTTTCGATTTCTTCATATTCATCTGAGTTTTCGTTCTTCTTAATTTGCACAAAAGCGGAATGAGCTTCTCTGATGATAGGTCTGTGTAAAACCCTGCCTATTTCTTGAAACTGCTCTAAAGTCAACCAATGGGTACTTTCTGTTTCATAATGTGGCTTATTAAAATCATTGATGTCTTCAACTTCACATATGTACAAATGGGTTCTTCCCAAGAATTCACCTAAATAATAATACCACAATACGTTACTTTCTTTTAGTCCCAATTCTTCTTCAGCCTCGCGCACTGCGGCATCTTCGTGGTTTTCTCCATTTTCTATTCTACCTTTGCAAAACTGAGGATCACTACCACCGTAAGTTTGATCACTGGGAACCATAAAGTTCATTAAAACAGTCCCATCTTCTTGGACAAAGAACGGAATCATCCCGGCTCTGTATATTTTTTGTTTCATAAATTTCTCCTAATGTAAAAAGTAGTATACCAAATTTCACGCTTTTTTTCAAGTACTAAATAATCGTGAAATTCAAAATTGTTCACTGGAACTATTTAAAAGGAGTTAAAGAACATGAAATACAGACATTACGTTTCTATGGACCTATATGGTAACGGAATTGGATACAACGTGGTAATCGTCAAGGAAGAAGAAAGCAATGGAGACGTTTACTTCATCAAGGAAGAAGATCTTGATAGAATAGACAGAAGTAGAATGCGTCAGATTCTTTCTAAGCGAAACGCGGACCAATACCCCCTAT